CGGGTGGTGTAGTTGGACCAGTACGAGGGCACGGTGGTGTTGCGCACGCTGAAGAAGAGGACCTTGACAGCGTGGGAGAAACGGATGTCGTAGGACTGGTTGGGGTTCTGGAAGGGGTTGTAGGACTGGATAGGAGCCGTCTGAACCTGCTCGATAAGAATATCACGTGGGGCACAGGCCATGCGCTTCCTCTCGTCGTTGGAGACGAGGGCGTAGTTGGCCCACACCTGCACGGAGGAGAGCTCGGGGAGGGTGGTGCCGAAATCAGCGAGGACGGGCACACGGGAGATGACCAGGGATTCGTTGGTGTCGTTGTAGGTGATGAGGTCCCAGGACACGAGGAGCTCAAAGTAGTTGCGCAGGGAGAACTGGATGCGCATGTCATTGTAGGGGAGGGCGGCCGTGGGGAGGGCCACACCGCTGTCCCTGGCGTAGAAGAAGGGAAGGGGGAGGTTGAGGGTCTTGGCGGGGAGGACCTTGCGGGGGGTGATGAGGTCATCGGTCATACCAATCATGTTCAGGTAGCCCACCTGCTTGCCGGCGGGGGTGGTGAAGGCGGACCAGAAATCGAGCTGGTAGTTGTCGAAGCGGGCAGCGACGAGGTCGTTAAAGGTGACAGCGGCCTCGCGGATCATGTTGTGAGCAACGTTGGGGGACCAAGAGACATAGGTGTCGATGGTCACGTCGCGGCCGTCCCTCAAGCTACTGATAGCGGGGATGGAGGTGATGGGAGGGAGGAGAAGGCGGAGCCACGTGTACATGAGGTAATCACCGGCACGGGAGATCTGGACGGACCACTCCTGGCCAAAACCAGGCGTTCCACTGGCCCTTGAAAGAACCACGGGCACCTGCGTGAACCACGTAGATTTGCGGGTAGCGCGCACAAAGTAGGCGGTGGCGTCGGGACCACCGTACATGTACTTTTCGAGTTCGTCAAAGGTCGCAAGATCAATAAAACCAGAGGTGAGATTGGAAGTGACAATCGACATATTTTTTGATAATTTTGTTTATACGTCCCAAGAAAAAAAAAATTTATCAAAAAAAATTTTTTTTTCCGAGAGCGATTTAAGACATTTTTTTTTAGAGGGGTTTATAAAGGTATAGTGACACTATTACAGGGTCTTTTGAAGACTGTTTGTGACCTCCGGATTCCCATAACCACCTTTTTTCCTCATTGTGGGGCGGGTGAATCTCTATTTTTCGATCCTCATATTCTATTACAAAAAACACGAGGCAACCTTGATAAATCAGGTCCCCGTGAAAAACTTTTGAAACGGTTTAAAGACAACGTAAATAGTATAAAAAAAACATGACAAGCAAAACGCTTTTAAAAATCAACAACATTATCCACTGCCAGCTGACGCTGGAGGATGGGTCCGAGTTTACCATTCCGATGAGGAACGACGGGTACATTCATGCCACCAAGTTATGCAAGGTAGGTGGAAAATTAATCGCGGATTGGCTGCGACAGAAAGAGGTGAAAAACCTGATTAACATTGTTGAGGGTAAATTGGATAGTGAAAAAGCATTATGTGGTGCCCCATATCACAAATTAGCAGTCGAGGTCAACAAAGGAAACTCTTCGAAATACACACAAGGCACATGGGTACATCCCGACCTCGGTATTCACCTCTCCCAATGGATTAATCCGATGTTTGCGTTGCAGGTTTCCAAATGGGTCCGTGAGCTTTTGTTCACGGACGAAGTGAAACTAGGTTATGAAAAAACCGAAGCTCAAATCATCCAGCATTATGAACGGATAATTGAGGAGTTGAATAACAAGATTGACCGTTCCGAACAGCACATCCTCGGCATTACCAATGAGAACCGGTACCTGCTGGAAAAATACAAGAAAATCACGTATAACCATAATGCGTTTTTGCGTCGCAAGAAACTGTACAAGCTCAAGGAGGGTGCCTGTATTTACCTCATCAACATGATTGGGATGACGGACGATGCGGAGTCCACCTCCAAGATTAAGATTGGGATGACCGGGGATATTACCAATAGGGTGTCGGGGTATCGCACCTCCAATCCCTTTTGCAAGCTCATGTATGTGGCGTATACCCACGAGAATAGCACGGTTGAGAAATTCATGAAAACCATGTACCAAAAGAACCTGGAACCCAACAACAGCGAATTTATCTCTGATATTCCTTTTGCAGAAATAAGGGACAAGCTAGAATTTGTCCTTGGTATGCTGAATGTCGACTACACGGTTGAGACCGACGAAGAGCTTGAAAAATTTAATCAGCACAATGTTCCGGAGGACAAGGTCGACGAGATCGAGGTGGACGAGGGTTACGATGCCGATCTCAAGCGGTGTGGAGGATTTGGGCACAAGGACGACGAGGCGTCACGGATGCTTCCTCGAGACGCCTTTTTTCGGAACAAGAGTACGTCGGACGGGTATGCACGCATCTGCAAGGAGTGCTATTTGACCTTGCAGTACGGCGACGACCGCAAGAGGAAAAAAGTGGTGACATTACCCACGTTTGACACGACCACACACAAATGGTGCAATCTGTGCGAGACCGTTCGTCTTCAAAACGAATTCTACAAGGATAGTACGACAAGAGACGGTTTGGGAAGCAATTGCAAGGTATGCAAGAGGAAACAAAAGATGGAGTATATGAAGAAAAAAGGGGGTGTAGCTGGCGAAGACGGAGAAGATAAACATACACTTGACATCGCGAAAGTATAAGGTATTGTAATTTTTTTTACTTTTGAAAAAGTAGAAAAAAATTGGATTACGCCTCCAACAACTGTACACGCAGGCTCAAGTTTTCCTTCTCGAGCTCATGAATGCGTTGCCGTGCGAGGTCCAGCTGTAATCGAAGGTCGTTGTCTAATAACAGATTCTCGATTTCTTGAAGAAATGCGGTCAGTGAACCCGGTGGTCGAAACACCTCTTTTTGCTTGTTGAATGGGCTCCGATACCGTTCCAGCAAAGAATGAAGGGTACCCTCGATGCAACGACCCGATATGAGGAAAGAACCAATGACGCGGAACTGGGGGTACTGTGACTCGGTTCCCTGGTGTTTCTCCAACCGCTTTTCAATCTTGCAATCGCTCGAACCGACCTTGACCAATCCGTCACCAATATACGCGACATAAAGCACAAACCGGTTGGTAAAACGGGACCACTCGTGCTTCATCTCGAGATGTTCTGCCTCTATATCCATCTCGGAGAGATTAGTGAGGAAACGGACAGGTCGTTGGAGTTCGACACGCCCTGTTGTCATGAGTTCGTCCATCCATTTGGTCATTTGGACGGCAAAGGAAGGATTTACCCACCGCGCGACATCAATCGCAATCAGACGGTGGACCCATGTACCCTGGAATTTTGTATGACCACCTCTGACGGTCTGAATCATTTCCGAATCGGAAATTCCCGATTCGTTTTTTAGTGCTTCAAAGAAAGCCTTGTTATTTTTGGAGCGCTCGTAATCATTGAATTTTTTGTTTCCGGCTTGGCATAGAAGCGTGGCATTCACCATTCCATTCTTTTGAATCGGGATAACACAATTCGTCCCATCGGGTAATGTCAAGGAATATTCCTTTGCTTCTACGCTTTCCGTTACAGTGCTCACAGGCAACGGTACTGCCTCGCCCAGCTCCTTCTCCCTCGCATCAAACTCTACGTGAAGTTGTCTCAACGCAACAAGGTTTAAATTATTGTAGGCGGACATTCCTCTTTCCTTGGCCAACGCTTTCAAGTGCTTCATGGACATTTTGGAATATTCCTTGATTCCATAGTCCACGACAACAATAGCAGGTGGAGTAGGAGCTTCAAGCGCTGTGATAAGGTCCTCTTTTTTCTTTCCGTACTGGGTAATGTTTTTTTCCTTGGCGAGTTCGCGGAGTTGAAAAATATTCATCAATCGATAGTCTTTTTTTTGTTCCTCCTCCTCTTCTTTCCTGTTGGTTTCCCATAGATTTGCACGACGTCGTTCGACCATGTCTTTCATTCTCGGGAGCAGAGAAGGGAGAGACTTGGCGTTTCGCACTCCCATGGTCAGACCCCATCGGAGCGCCTCATCCCCTAGTTTTTTTAACGGGAGAATATCCCAGGAATGTACCTCATGCTCCGGAATCGGTTGACGAATTAATTCCACGAATCGGTCCCACCCGTCTCCATGTTTTTCAATGGACCTAGCCTGGTACGGGTCGTTGTCCTCCTTTTCTGGATTGTCGCGTACAAACTCAAACGTCGCCTTCCAATTCAATAACGTGGCTGCGCTGACGGTCCCTTGAGCACCCCTCGACGATTTACCTACAAAGAGTCTTGACATGGCTTGTTGCCCCATACAAACAAACGCTTCCACCAAGTATTCATAGCGCACGTTCTTCCGGTGGGCTTCTCGGACAAAGTCCTTTGGATTACTCATTACATGAATGGTCATTTTTTATTTTTTATCTATACAACGCTTCTCTTTAAATACTATTTATGGTATTCTTACAAACGTTATATACTATCATACAAATCTTTTCTTACCATGTGTTTTCCTTACGCTTCCGCATTACTACTAATTCATGAGGCTGAACCTTGTGACCAGAACGTCCGACTTTGGATTACTCGCCTTGAATTGGGTCTTGGTGACAAACAGCTGACGCCCTGGGGCGAATAACACTTCCATTTCTTGAGGGTAATACGACAAGGCACCGACAAACAAGCACCGAGAACCGGGGAGGACTTGGAGGGTGAACAGACAGCAGTTGGTGAAGGAATTCATAAATTTGAGTCCCACCCCCATGTCCAGGCTCGTGGACATGAAGGTTTCGTTGAGAAACACATTGTTCTTATTCGCCGTGATGTAGCTAGCGTCGTCCACCCCACGGAACGTATAGATGCCGGGGGAAGGCACAGGAGGAGCGTCCGCAATAATGGCGTTGAGGTGAAGGGCATACTCCCCGGCCCATGTATACCACATTTTGTCGGTGATGTAGACCGTCTCACGTTCCACAAAATCGAGGATGGTCCCGTAGGCGTTTTCAAAGGTAAAGGTTTTCATGACGGTAAAAAAGTGTTCCCAGGTCGTTTCGACATAGAGGTGGTTTTCGTACCCGAAAAAGGCCAGCCATTTTTCAAATGTGGCAAAACGGCGCGTGTGAAGGAAGATGTCGAGGGCTAAAGGGAAGAGATGCCTTGTGTAGTTTGTGCGAAAATCTTTTTCCACGACATTTTTGGCGGAAAAGGTGCCGAGCAAAAACGAGTTGCATATCTTGTCTCCCGCGTACGAATAGCAGAGCACACGAATCTTATTCATCCACGGAAGACCAAAGATATACTCTTTCTGTTCCTTGAGCCATTGTCTCGGGAAATGACTTCCAACATTGGGATTATAGATGTAATGGGGGTCGGTTTTTGCCTTGAAGATGCTGAAATCACTCCCGGCTAACGCTTGACGACGAAGCTCGAAATGACGTTTGATGGTCCCCGTCACTTTGCCTGAAGAAAATATCTCCAGCGTGGACACCACGTTTTTGAGCACGACATCGTAGGACTCGGATTCAAGAAATAGTGTTTCCTGCTGGGGTACCGGTCGTGAGTATACCTTGGACAGCCACGTTTTGATGGTCTTGACCGTGTTTTCGGGTAATTTTTTGACCGCGATAAATTTGATGTCTGTGTACCGTTGTTTCAGGAGGTGACAATAATCAGCGAGCGTGCCGGGTTTTCTTCCCTTGAATTCCGGGAGGTCCTTGCATTCCTTCTTCCACAAGGCTTTGAGTTCGGGAAGGGTATACCTATTTTTTTTCTTACCGGTATGTTTCCCGCACGGACGGTTCGGGTCCAAAAGACATAGGGACTTGGAGGGTGTGACGGGGGAAGTGGGTGTCGTGGCTACAAGAGGTGGTAAAGGAGATTTTTTCTTGACGGCCGCGCAGAGGGCGTCCATGTCCATGGTAGAGCGTCCTTTGATGTGAAGTGACTTTGCGAGCATGTTCAATTCGTCACGGGAATAGCGGTTCTTGGACCGTGTCTTGCCCCCACACGGCCTGGAAGGGTCAAACATCATGGCTTCTGTTTTTCTTTCCCGGCAATATTAATTTTTTTTTTGTTACTAATTCATGAGACTGAACCTTGTCACCAAGAGGTCCTTGTTGCTCGCCTTGAACTTGTTCTTGGTGATGAACAGCTGTCGTCCGGGGGCAAACAAAACTTCCATTTCTTGAGGAAAATAAGACAAGGACCCCAGAAACAAGCACCGGGCACCGGGGAGTACCTGGAGAGTGAAAAGACAACAGGCGCTCTTGGGGTCTTTGAATTTGAGACCGACCTCGACGGCAAGGCTTGTGGACATGAAGGTTTCGTTAAGAAAGACATTGTTCTTATTCGCCGTAACAAAGCTGGCATCCTGTACCCCGCGGTACGTATAAAAGCCGGGGGAGGGAACACGGGGTGCATCATTGATAATGGCGTTGAGGTGAAGGGCGTACTCTCCGGCCCACGTATACCACATCTTTTCTGAAATGTTATCGACTTCTAAATAAATAAACATGAGAATGGGGTCATAGGCCTCGTCGAATGGTAACTTTTTTATGTGGTCATACGTGTCTCTCCACTTCGTTTCGACCATAAGGTTGTCCTCCTGTCCACAAAAGGCTAACCATTTTTCAAAAGTAGAAAATTGGCGTGTGTGAAGGTACATGTCAAGGGCTAAAGGAAAGATGCGTCTGCTATAATTCGTACGAAATTCGGTATCCACCACGTTTTTGGCGGAAAAGGTGCCGAGGATAAACGAGTTGGAAATCTTGTCTCCCGCGAAGGAATAGCACAGTAAACGGACCTTGTTGAACCATGGAAGACCCACGATGTAGTCTTTCTGTTGCTGGATCCATTGTTTTGGAAAGGTAGTGGCGACATTGGGATTATAGAGATAGTGGGGGTCGGTTTTGGCTTTGAACACATGGAAGACCGTTCCAATCATTTCTCGATGAACGGTGAAATGACGACGTTTCAAGGGTTGTGATATTTTTCCTTCCAACACCTGGAGAGTCCCGATAGAATTCTTGAGTACAAAGTCGTAGGTATCTACCTCGAAAGACAATGTGTCTCGTTGGGGTACCGGTCTCGAAAAATTGGAGAGCCATTTCTTGAATGCGCGGACCGTCTTTTCGGGTAATTTTTTGATGGCAACAAATTTGATGTCCATGTACCTCTTCTTCAGGAGGTGGCAATAATCGACGAGCATGACGGGTTTTCGTCCCTTGAATTCCGGCAAGTCCTTGCACTCGTTCTTCCACAGGGCCTTGAGCTCGGGAAGGGTGTACCTATTTTTTTTCTTGCTAGTATTTTTCCCACAGGGGCGACTAGGGTCTAACACGCATAGGGCTGATGCAGAGGCCGGTGCAGAGGCTGTTAGCGACTGTGGCGATTGTGACGTTGTAGGTAATTGCTGTGCCCGAACGGCGTTACAAAGCGCATCCATGTCCATGGTGGAGTATCCTTTGATGTGGAGGGCCTTGGCAATTTGAAGGAGCTCTCTACGGGAATAGCGGTTCATGGCCCGTGTCTTGCTCCCACAAGGTCTGGAAGGGTCAAACATCATTCTTTCTGTTTTTGTATTCCGACAATATTAATTTTTTAAAAATATCATGAGGAAGGTTCGTACCACCATTTTTTTTTTTGCATAATTTTTTTGTTTTATCTTGCCAGAGATAGAGAGAAGAAATCGCAATAACAATGCGAATCGCCATTGTGTTTTATGGATTGATGAGAAATCTCAAGGCCACATTTCCATCCATCCAACGACATATTTTCAAGAGCTTGCGAAGGGCTGGTATTGAATTTGATGTGTATTTGCATACGTATTATCTGGAAGTCTTGTCCAATCATCGTAGCAAGGAGACTGATGTGCCCCTGGACAATGAAGAATGGAAGATGCTGTACCCCAAAGAATATCTCGTCGATTATCAGGACGAGGTGGACAAGATGCTACCCCACGACGAGTTTTGCACCTTTCAAAACCCGTGGGAGTCGACGGATCCCACGCGCAATTCGATGCGAAATCTGTTGAGACAGCTGTATTCGCTGAAAAGGGCGTGGAGCTTGCTCGAAAACACCGAAGGAAAATATGATGGATACTTGATTTTACGACCGGACTTGCACTACATGAATCCCCTGAATATTTTTCAGAGGCTTCCCATCAAGCCAATGCACGTGTATCTTCCCGAATGGGGTGCAAATCAGCAAAAAGGGGTCAACGACCGCATCTGTTTCACGTCGTACGAGGGTGCAAAAACCGTCATGAACCGGTTGGACCGTGTGATGGAGTACGGCAGAACAAAACCCCCACACTCGCAAATGTTTTTGAAGCACGTCCTGGAAACAAACAACTTTGAAACACGCCTCCTTCCAATTTACGGGAAGCGCGTCCGCGCAAGCAAGAACGATGGGGACGGTGACGCGGTCGTCGGTACTGATGAAAAAATAAAGGGGTGGTATCACAGGGCACTCGAAAATTTTGAATCCAAAACAAGCGACGCGTTCTGGGCTCTGCAGGGTCCTGTGTTTCACACTACCGATTCTTTTGACGGCGGTCTCGCTAAAAATATTGAAAACGCATTTAAAGAAAATTATAGCCTGGAATAAATAATATCTTCTCATGAATTCATACAACACTTCTATTGATATCGTGAGCATCCATAACACACTGGTAAGAAAGTTCCAGCAGACCGACCTCCCTTCTTCCTCTCCTTCTCTTCCTGTGACCGGTCCTGTTGATGAGTACCAGAGATGGAAGGACCTGTATGATTCATTGCAGTCGAACAATAACGCGTCCAAGAATGTGGTCAAGGACATTAAGACAAAATTGGACACGTTGGAGAAACAAGGGACGAGTCCACCGGACCGCAGTTTTTATTTCTATTTATTACGGGCGCTTCCGTTGCTCGACCAGTACTGTGCTATCAAAAAGTCTCAAAACAAGATACATTTCGTGGTAAGCAACAAGCATGATGAGGAGGACGAGGAAAAGGAAAAGGAAAATCCGGCACAAAAGATGGAGGATATCGTCCGAGAGTACATGAGTATCGTGGAGAGTTATTTCCCGCGTGAGTACAGTTCGAGCCAATGGGACAAGATAAGAGTGGACGAGGCGCGCGAGAAGGAAATCCAGGTTCAGGCGGTCGCGTCCAAGTCCATGTCAAAAATAAAATGCACGCTTTGTGGGAGCGACCAGGATTCGTTTTCCCTACACGATAATCATTTCGTGTGCGAGAAATGCGGGTATGTGAGCACAACCACGACGCACACAAGCATCTCGTACAAGGATATTGACCGTGTGAATATTTCTTCCAAATACACGTACGACCGACGGACGCATTTCCGCGACTGCATCAACCAGTTTCAGGGGAAACAGAATGCCTCCATCGACAACAAGGTCATGGACGACCTCGTCGAACAGCTGGTCCTCCACGGCCTGGTACAAGATAATTACAAGGACGTGCCCCGTTCCGTGGCGTTTCAGGACATTTCCAAGGAACAGATTCTTTTATTTTTGAAAGAAACGGGTCATACCAAGCACTACGAGGATTTGGTGCTTATTTACCACCAGCTTACGGACAAGCCAGCCCCGGACATTAGCCATCTCGAGAATGATTTGTTGCGAGATTTCGACATGCTGGCGGATCTGTACGACAAGAAATTCAAGAACTCGGAGCGTAAGAATTTCATCAATACCCAGTACGTTCTCTTCCAGCTCTTGAGGAGGCACAAGTACCCGTGCAGAAAAGAGGATTTCAATATCCTGAAAACCATCGACCGGAAATACTATCACGACACCATCTGTGCCGAGCTGTTCTTTGCGCTCGGATGGAATTTTCAAGCGCTTTTTTGAATTTTCAGTGGGTTATCGATAAAAGCTCATGAGTTGTACGAAAAGGAGACTTGGCCTTGAAGGTCCACTGTGGCGAGGAGTGCACTGGACCCGAAACCAGGAAGGGAAGGAGGAGGGCCTTTATATAATGTTTTACATCCACGCTTTATTTTGAGCAACAGGATGGATTCAAAAAATTGAGCCTGGTCCTCCACGATGAACACGGGACCTAGGGTGGACGAGGAGTACAAACCCGTATCGGTGGATTGTCGGTTTGGAGGAACCGTGGCGTTTATACAATTTTTATTATTTTGAAAACCAAACTGAACAGAGACGTTGAGTTTTTCGGGAAGAACGCTTTGTACCACGAGGGAATTAAAAACAATAGTATTCGGCATAGTAATCCCGCTCTCTACTCTTTGTAAAGATTTTATTTTTTTCGAACAAAATAAAAAGAATGCCCCCGAAACAAAAACAAAAACAAAAACAAAAACAGTACAAGGCTTATTCCACCAAATTTCCACCTCTGTTACCCATTGCCAACATCCGCCACGTCTTGGGACCGGACGTCTTCGTCGAGGTGTTATTTCCAATAGGAGGCAAGGAGAGGCGTATCTATTTCTTTGGGGAACGACACGGGATCTCGTTGGACAATGAGTGTTTCAAGAATTCTGCATCTACCGTCACGTTTCCGGGGCTTATCAATTCGTTGTTGGTGGCGAATCCCGAAAAGCTCTTGGATTTGTACCTGGAGCTTCCCTACCGCAAGAGCGACCGCATCTTTTGGGCAGACAATAATTTGTCGCAACAAACCATCCTCAACGGCTTCCGGGAACCACCGTTTGGTGCCTGTCTTACCTTTAAGAAAAAGGACTGTCCTTTCCCCAATTTGAGGGCACACTATATCGACTACCGCTCCACCCACGCGTTGAAAGGCCATGACCTAGCCCTTTATCTAGACATATACCGTGAGCTCAAAGACTACGAGGAAATGACTCTGGGATTGCACAAGGAATATTCATGGACATCCTTCCAGACGGCGCTTCTCGATTTTATCCGGAAGAATCCACGATTGCAGAAGCAGTACGCCTCGATTCCTCACGACATCAAGAGCGTCGTCTTCTCGTCCATTGAAAAACGAATGGAGGAATACCTCGCCTTTGCGACCGAGCTGTTGCACCACAAGACCCGATTCGAAGTATTTTTGATTGTCATCAAATTCAGCATTCCCGCGCTTCTCATGGACCTGTACGGCTTTGGGCGCATGCTCCGTGATTTTGTGGGTGGCCCTTCCCCTACGACGCTAGTAGTGTACACCGGTTTTTGTCACACGGAAATCTACGTGTCGCTTCTCCTCAAATTAGGAGGGTCCATCGTTTCCCAGAACCGCCCGGTACCGACGTGCGACCCCCGTGTCGATTTTTCGGAGGCTGTGTTCAGGGGTTGGGACCACTGCCTGTCTGTCAGGGCCCTGGGGTCGCTCCTTTTGTGATTTGGGAAAATAAAGGCATTTCCCTCTATGACACAAAAGAAAAAATGATGGTATTTACGAGTTATGCACCTCACCAAAGTACAACAACAACACACAACATAAAATAGAAACGCGCCTAACACTTATCGTTTCTACTTTTTTTTTTTACACGCATAGAAAAAAATGGAGCCCCCTCCGTTTCTTCAAGACATGGAAATCCATCCAAAACTCACGGTCAAGGCGTTGAGGAATACTCTCAAGGAGCACGGGTACAAACACAGCTTTGCCAATCGTCAAGAACTAGAAGGTTACCTCACCAGGTTGCGATGGCCGTACGACATGCCATGGCGCAAAGAGCAACTGGAATGTCTGGAGAAATTCAGTTCCACGGAATGGGACGAGCTCGTCGTCCAGGCTATTTTTGGGGGTGGCAAGACAACCATGATGCTCGCGATGGTCCAGCATCTCATCCTCAAAAAGCAAGACCAAATCCAGATTTGTGCGTTCAACGTGTGCATCAAGAACGAAATCAAAAAAAAACTGGGGTTCCTCAACTTTCGAAAAAGGGTCCAGACCTTTGATTCCATCATCTATGAACTGTGTGCCGAGCTCGGGTACGAAAACTTGAGGGTACTCGATTTCGAGGGGAAGCGCAAGTTTGTGCAACAGCACCTGTCCGAGGTCAAGGGCCTCGAGGATATCCGGTACCTCTTTGTGGACGAAGCACAGGACCTCGAGACATTTGCGTACCACGTCTTCCGGAAGCGCTACCCCAATGCCAAGCGGGTCCTCGTCGGCGACGTCTTCCAGTCCATTCAAAAGGAGCCAAGGGAGAGCATGCTGTGGCACCTCATGCGAAAGCCCGAAGACACCAGGTGCGTGCGATACAGCATGACGGACACACCCCGTGTTCCCCAGACCGTGCTGAACGAAGTCCAAGGCGCACTCACCACGTTTTACCCCGAGTTCTCGTCTACCATTGAAAAATGGACCTCGAGTTCTCTTGTCACGGGGAACGTACCCATCGTGTGGACGCCGTTTGAATCCTACAAGAGCGTGTATGAGGACATGCTCCGGTTCATCCAAGAAAAAGGTCCCGAGAACGTCATGATTCTCACCTTTAGTAGCGCCATTACGGTGCGTGGTGCGTTAGGCGACGTGTCCAGGGTCCGGCAATTCCTCATGCAGAACGGCATTCCCGTCAATTCGAACCACAAACGATTGAAGGACGGCTGTGTGTTCTTGTCGACGGCCAACAGCTCCAAGGGCTTGGAGAGAGACCACGTCTTTGGATTTTTGAGCTTTCCTCTAGAACTGGCGTTTGCCAATTTTTCGGATGATTTGGTGGTCAATCTGACGACGGTGGCATTGTCGCGATGCAAGAAGAGTGTGTCGATGCACATTCCCAAGTTCAAGGACCGTTTCAGCAAGGTGCTCAAGCTGTACGAGTCGTGTCCCAAACCGCTGGTCAATCCCTCCAAACCCGTGGTCTCCACCAAGAAAACAAACGCCGACACATTGTTCGAGGACAAGAGGGAGAACAAGCGGGATATGCTCGAGAAGGAACATTCCATCACCGAGGCGTTGCGCTTGTCCATCCTTCGCTTCTCGACCAAGACGCTTCTCAAAAGCTTTGTAAAAAAATACCGGACGACGGTGCTGACACAACAGCACATGCACAAGATTCCAGTGTCCGAGGAGGACAGCACGTTTTGTGGCGTCGTGTTTGAGACGCTGACATTATGCGAGTGGAAGCACGCGTGGCCTCGGAACAGCGCGACGGACGGGACGTTTTTGCACCACGACATCTTCCAGGCGTTCCAGAGCCGTATCCACGCACTGCGCAAGGAGTTTACCGTCTTTTGCAAACGGCATCCCAACGTTTCCAGCCTCCCAATTCACAAAAAAGTGGAGGGTGCGTGTTTGTATGCCCGCCTCCACCTCGCGTGCTTCCAGAAAATTTTCTGTCGTAGCAACCCGGAGCTCCAGCAACGCGTCCAGCGACATTGGGCGTCCATCGGACCGTCCGTCGCGTCCCTTAAGCCCGCGGACGCGGACCTCGCATCCCTCAAGGTGCAACACAATCTGTCGATGCCTTTCCTCAACGGCATCGCCGACGCCATCCTGCTCCCACCACCAAAATCCACAAGTCTGCTCGAAGTGTTTGAGATCAAGGCGTCCAAGTCGACCGATTGGCAGGAGAACGCCATGCTCCAATCCATTCTTTATGGGATTGCGCTCGGCAAATCCCTCTTTCGTGTGCATCTGGTGAATGTGTTTTGCAAGGAGTCGTGCTCGTACGTGGTGAATTTTGGCAAGGACTTTTTCACGGTGCGTGACCAGGTGGTGTCCGACGTGATGCAGTGGAACCTCAACTGTTTCCTGTGCAAGAATGTGACGTACCACGACCCCTCCAAGAAGACAATGAACATCCAGGGCACCTTTTTCTTGGATGGACGCCTCGATCCACCACCACCAAAAAAATCCGTAGACACCGCAGACAATGGTGACCCGGAGCCCCAAGAGCAAAAGCCCATTTTTTTTCTCGCCGAGGCGGTCAGCCCGACCAAGACGTACATGCATCCCATCACCGACCTGGAGACAGACTTGGCTCAAAAGATCCGGGACTTTGGCATTCGCAAGATTATCGTCGGGAGGCATCTCGAAAAATTTCCTCTAGAGACCATGTTTCCCGACCATTCCGGTCTTTTTCGGCGTCTAAAATGGTCCCAGCCGTGCTTCACGGTCGACGCGTCGTGGCAGTATTTTCTGAACGAGAGGGGGTGGTATCAGCACGAGTACGACGCCGACCACAAAAAGTCGTACCTGGAGTGGCACCTTCCGCAGTGTAGTTTCATGGTACAATGGGCTTTTTTATGCACGCAGTACAATGTCGAGAACTAAAAATGCAACTTTTTTCATATAGTTGTCTTAAGCGCATTATGTCAAGAAAGAATTAAATAATATGCTTTTACGTGTAGAACACTAATTCTGATGTGCCGTGCCTTGACATGCTTGGGTAAAACATCCTTTTCACTACATTGCGGAAGAAAAACGAGCGTATTGTGTTTATAATTGTGTTGTGTGCGCAATGATATCGCGTAGATTATTTTCTATAGAAAATAATCTATCCTCTGTTCACACCAACCCGAGCCATGGCGCAGGGACATTGGTAAGAACGGTGATGCTGTTCCCCGCAAGCTGTTTTAAAAATTTAAGGTCCTCGGACAGCAAATCACCGCGTTGTATCGCCAATTGTATTCGCAATATTTGAGTCCCCACGCCTCCCGATGTTACTTGCCGTGACACTCCGCCCAATTTTGACATTGCGGATTCGAAATTTGACCTGGATATTCGTTGCCTGCGAACGGCGTCCATAAAATCATCGGTGTTGACGAGAGGTTTGCCATCCACGTCTTTTACCGTTCCGTCTTGGAGACATTTATCCAAAAGATCCATGTATTTTTTGTCATTTTCTAATAATGAACCTTTACCACCTTTTACAACAGAGGACGTGAATCCCGTCTTTTCGACAAGTTGTTTCGAGGCAACCACCAGTTCTTTGCTGTGTATTCCACTTACTTCCGGATGATAGATGTATTTGTACAAGTTGTGGACGGGCGCGGAAAGATTATCAGGATTGATTCCAGTTTTTGCACGTTCAATCATTTGTTGTCTACTATAGTGCGCCATCACGAAAGAATCTTTGGAGGAAGGCTTTGTGAAGGAAGAATGTTCACCAATACCGGGTTCCGCGATAACGGAGGACGTGGATGTCGTGGTTTCTCTTCCGGCCCCGTGGAAGTGATCTTCAAGAAGTGGGCTTTCGGATTCTTTACCGGCAACTTTGCTTGCGATACCCACTTCCGCTTTTTTTGCGATTCCTCCTTCCACCCCTTTTGTGGAAAAAAAGTCTTTGGCTCCTTTCCCTGCCAAACCCAACACCGCACCGCCTAACGCCATCCCTGCGTTCTCACCAGCAATTTTCCAAAATTCTCCTGATTTCATTTTCACCCCTTTTCCCTTGTCGGTGAGTTCGGTTCCAGCGATATCCAAGGCAGTCGAGGCCACTACCCCTAGAATACCAGCCCCAGCGGCTAACCCTCCAAGGAAACTCAATGTGCGTCCGAGCCAAATATCGGCTTCCTGTCTTGCGGTGTAATTCGTTTTACTTCTTCGCGTCATGTTTAGTCTCTCTGGATAAAAAAAAATACGGTCCTTTTTTTTTAATCATGATAATATCGTTCCAACGATTTCTTATTTATGGGTTGTAGCAAAGGTCTTTTTTGTTACCAATGGAGAAATGTAACTTACGTAACCAACTGTAAAAGTCTTCAGACCTATTTAACAGTACAAGGAGAATAAAAAAAAACATGCGGTCCGTCTTGGTCTTTTTCGTAGGTACAACAGTAATTATCCAGGGCATCCACGGCTTACTTATCCCCTTTCATCCCATGAGCCCACGAGAGCTCCATCCCGAATCTCTCAAGCTGTGTTTGAATTGCAAGGAGTTGAGAGAAGACAAAAAGGGTTTGGTGTGTAAACTATTTGGAAAGACCGATCCCGTCATGGGAACCGTCTTTTATGAAACGTGCAGGACCGCACGGTCCAATGAAACCCTGTGTGGTCCCACGGGTCGCTACTTTTATCATTATTCTTTATAATTTTTTTTTTTAACAAAAAAAAAAGTTTCCAAATAGTAATAATAATAACAACAATGAGTTTGATACAACAAGCGCAAGCGGTTACCATTCAATACATTGCGTTTCCCAATGCGTTTGGATTGGCCGAGTGTGTGTATATCAACGACCATGGGAGCATTAAAAAAAAGTCCCTCTCCACGGTGTTTCTCAACAGCATCAGTTTCTACACATTTACGACTCCTATCGCGGTAGGGACGACGATCACTTCAAGTAACTTTACTTATTTAAACCCAAATACAACAGCAGCCACAACACAAAATTTCGCGACCAACGTGTATATGGCGTCTCCCTACGCCGACACGAGCGGGAATAACGGAGTGCTACAGGTCGGTAATATTTACTGGAACTTTGATAATGCTTGTTTCTACGGGTATATCTGCGTTCTTATTAACCTAAATTGTGAAGGTTCTCCACCTCTCAACACCTTTGTCAATTGTCTCGTCTCGGGGGGTCTTGCGTCGTCGGCTTATACCGCAACTATTTCGTATATTAATCCCATTGTTCTTACGACGACCATGTCGGTCTATGACCCTCAAGCACCTCCCACAGGTGTTTATCCGAGTGTGTATAGCGATAGTGGTGTCGCCAATGCCATCCGGGCGCGTCTCCGGGGAAATATTCAGATTTCTTTTCCAAGCGGTCCTCTTTTCACGTGGCTCAATATCACAAACCCAAATAACCAGTACTTTTCTGCTGCATATAGCCCCTTTTAAAAAAGTCGAAGGGTAGAATTATTGTTTGTTTTTTTTTTAAAATAAAAACTATAAAACTACAGGGGCCAGGAAATCGGTGATACGATGACGAACAAGGTCGTCAAAAGGCAATTTTTCCAACATCGGAAAAATGTGGATAAACGCCACGTCGACCCGGTAATTATAATCGGTGGACCATCCCTGAACGTCGACCTTGATTTTTCCCACAAAACGGTTCCGGTAATAAAGCTCAAAGAGCGGGTTGAAAAGAAAAGGGGTGTGGAGGAAAGGGTGTGCTTTTTTGCGAACGATGACCCACGACGATGATTTCGACTTTGGTGGGGTATGGTACACTCTCCTCGTTTCTTGCATTATTTCGACCTCCCATCCAAAGGGTTCCATGATTGCTTGGAAATCCGTCGTAAAATTCGAGTTCCAGCTTTGTATGGAAGATACCGTTTCCGTGTCCGGTTCTTTCGCCTCTATTAGCATTTTTCGTAGTCTACACTTCGCCAAGCAAGAAATGTTCTCAATTTTTTGAAAAAAGTGATTTAAAGAAACATTTTCAAAAAAAGAAAGAAAAAACAAATTGTCATAGGAACATGGAGAACGTAACCCTAAAATGTATGGACACCGACGACCACTTGGAGGTGTGGAGTTATAGCGAGTGTGATAATGAGAGCTCCCAGGAAACAAAAGCACATCGTGGTATCATCAAGGACAAGGAAGGAAATGTGGTGGTTTCCTCGTTTGGCTACACAGATGAGTATATGGAAGATGATTGCGAAAAGATACAGAAAAAGGTGGATGGAAATTTGGACGATTGGATGTTTCAATATTCGGTCGAAGGGACACTCCTCCGGATGTTTTTCTACCAGGACAAGTGGTACCTTTCGACCCACAAGAAACTCAACGCATTCAGGAGCCGTTGGTCGTGCAAACAAACGTTTGGTGAACTGTTTGTCGAGGCATTGGGAGAGATTTATGAATCAGAAATCCTAGAGTCTGGTTCCCCTGGGCACCAGTCTCCGTCACCTTTGGAATGGTTACAGGAACAGCTTCCGCGTGAAAATGTCTATTTTTTCCTTGTTCGTTCGAATACGCAGAACCGTATTGTGTGTCAAGCGCATCATTTGAAAAAGAAGGAGGGTATCGTATTCTTGGGTCACTACGTCCTCGGGTCCCATGAGAATTGTAAATTTGTGTATAATAATAAGGAAACGTCGGAAGAGGAAGTACTTTCGGTGCTACGGAAGATGGAGTGTCCACCCGTGTTGCCCCGTACCTTTTCGACAGTGGAGGAAATCGTGGAAACCGTCAAGACCATTGACCCCTTTTTCTTCCAGGGAGTGATTGCGTTTCACAAGAGAGGGTTGGAGAGTTTCAAGGTGCTGAATCACGAGTATGCACACTACTACAGCGTGAGGGGAAATAATCCCAATCTCCGATTCCGGTACCTCGAGATTCGCAAGGACCCCGAACTGGTCAAGCTGTTGTACGTGCTCTATCCCAAGTATACCCTCCTTTTTGATGAGTACGAGGGCGCGCTGTACGAGATCGCCAAGGTCATTTACCAGTTTTACGTGAATCGGTACATCAAGAACCAGTACATTACGCTTCCCCGGGAAGAGTACTTGTTGCTCAAAAAGTGTCATCAATGGTATTTGGAGGATAGAAAGAACAATCGCATTTTTACCCAGAAAGTGCTGGAGCTTTTGGGTAACGAACCTCCCCTTCATCTCTACAAGATGATTCGTCGTTTCCATCTTGACCGTGGTGACGGGCGCGGTGGTAATTACGCACGACCGTACGCACCAAGCCATTTGAAAATTGAGGTTCCCGTGTTTAATCAAAAACAGAACAGGGAATTTATGGCATCCCTACCCCCCTTATCTCCTCCTCGTGGAACGACTACAGGGGTGACCGCTACGACAGTAGCAATGGCCACAGTGGAGGAAACGGCCGTACCAGATACTATTTAAAGCAGTATAGCTACCGGATATAAAAATGAGTCTACAATTCGACATCGTGGTTTGCGTCGGACCCCGTGATAATGATATCGTGGGCAGTTCCATTTCCTTGAACAAGAAAAATATTATTGGGTACAGAAACTTATATTTGGTATGTACAGACCCCACCATAACGGTAGAGGGCGCTATCGTTATTGATGAAACTTTTTTTCCGTTTACCATGAAAGACATGGAGGATAGGTTTGGGAAGAATCATAGGAACGGCTGGTACCTGCAACAGTTATTGAAATTTTATAGCGGGACGGTTATCCCGGGTATTCTACCCCACTATTTGGTGGTAGACTCGGACACGCACTTTTTAAAGCCTACCACATTCTTTACGGAGGACGGTAAACTGATGTTGACAACCGGTACCGAATTTCACGAGCCTTATTTTTCTCACATGAACCGTTTACATCCTACCTTGAAAAAAACACATCCCTTATCGGGAATATGTCACCATTGCTTTTTTGATACGGAATGTGTCTTCCAGTTGTTTAGACTGGTGGAAGAGCACCACAAAAATAAAAAGGCATTTTGGGAAATTTTTTTACAGGTTATTAATAAAGGGGAGTATTTAGGCAGTGGAGCCTCCGAGTACGAAATTTATTTTACGTATATGTATATTTACCATAGGGAAAAGATACACATCCGGAAATTACAATGGGAAAACGTAGGACAGTTGGCTCTTCATCATAAGAATTGTGATTTTGTGAGTGTTCATTGGTATATGAGAAAATAAGGATAATTTTATTTTTCCTAGCATAAATAAAATGTCCATCCCGCAACCCATCACCGCCAACTATATTTTCCAGACACTGGGTACTATTTTTTCGTTTGACAAACCACAGGTCAAGACGATCACACCCGAGAGTCCCTGTATCCTCTCGTCTCGTAACACCACGTTTGCGGAACTAGAACAGAACAGCTACAAGTACCAATTCATCTACAAGTACGATTTGGCGAATTTTGTAGCCGGAAAAACAGACCCTTTGATTGCGGGCAATGTGGTCATCCTGTCCCACGACCAGATCCGTCTCAACTATGAAATTCCCTTGGTGCCCGAGATGACCATCAACGGGATTCTAGAAAATCCTGAGTTTTCCAGTCACCTTCCTCAACAAGACTGTTCGGGGGCATTAGGAATCACGGCAGGGCAGTACGTGAAAGCCATCCAGCAGGCACTTCCCACGATTCTTTCCGAGTGTCCCGTGGATGTTACTGCGATTGCTAATTTTCATCCCGTGTACTACATCGGGGAGTACACGTTTACGACGGTTTGTGGAGACATAACAACCAAGACCTCTACTGCAGGGGTCATGAGGTATCGTGAATGTTCTCCGGGTTCGCCCATCAAGGTACTCCTCTGGGGAACGGGCATTCCAAACATTGCCTAGCCTACACCACGATGATATGATGATACAACGATGCTAGGATAAAGTAACGACCGTTTACTTTACCTATTTATTTTCTTGGACTTGTCTTGTACATGATTTTTGGAAGATAAAGTAAGACTAATAGTAGTACTACTATCATCATGAACAAAAATAAGGACAAGGATGTCCAGCGTCGCCATAACGAACCTTCTACGCGTCCAGAATTTCTACTTGGTTTGGTACTATGTAACCAAAAAGGACTGAACCATGGGTCCGAGGCCATCGTACTCTTGTTTTGAATCGTAAAAAGATGGGGATGCTGGGTGACGATGTGAAGGTATAAATTTTGGTCCTTTCCGATGAATACATCCTTCTTTTTGGATAAAAGGATATCTTCCATAGTCCGATAATAGAGTTTATGAAATTTTTGGAATGCGTTGCGTGTGCCTGCGAAAAAATTACCACTGATATACATTTTGTTGTCTAGATGAATATCATAGACATAGACCTTGTCTTTATCCAGCGTGTTGCCAAACAACTTTTCATCCGGCCAGTTTACGTACATTTCATGCTCGATTTTACGTAGGTATCCGGCGTCCATATACACAAAATAGTTGGTACCGAACGGGTTTTTGTTGGCGGTCTTTTGAACCAGATTAATTTTTTCGTTCCAAATCATGTACAGCTCCACGTTATGTATATGTTTTTCGGGGTCTGTATCATGCAACGCCTCCCACTCTTTTTTGAATCGGTAGGTGTAAAAGTCTTCGAATGATACGAGAATAACCTGGGTGATATTTTTTTTATACCGACGCTGTTCAAGGAAATAGCTCTCCATTTCTTTTGTGGTATAGATTACCATGGGGGTTTGAAGTCTCATGAGGTTGGGTATCCACTCCTTTTCATAGAGAGCACGTGAATGTTTGCTTTTTTTCAGAGGAATATAACAAATGACCATGGTAAAATTAGAACAAATCATGGGTATCCATTCCGGAGGATAATAATCTTGGGTTCCAAATTCGTCCTTGCAAGAGTGGTAAAAACGGTCCGGGTGGAGAACGATTTTATCCTTCTTTTTATTCAAATGAGCACCCCACCATGAGAAGGAAGAATTGGCGATGATGTGATGGTCGCATGTGCTCATGGAGAGCATGCTTTCGACGTCGGAGTGATTCTTATCATCAAAGAGGAATCCATCCAACATGGGATTCTGTCGGCACGCGTTTATGTCGTTGCTAAACACGACGAATTGTAGAGGATAGTTTGCAAAACGTTCTCGGAACCATTGGATGCATCTGGAATAATAGTTGGACTCTGACAAATTATAATACAAGTCGGTGCCTACATAATCTCCCAACCGGACGTGAATACTTACCAATACAGTTCCCGGTGTTTTGTACGACGTACACTTTATTTTATTCGTGAATAAAGCGTCGAGATGCGAGGATGAAATATTCTGAAAAAATTTGTACGACTGAAAATACCCCGTGAGTTGGAAAGAATGGTCATGGTCAAGAGTTATTTCTTTATACGGAATACTATAGTACTCCATCTTTTTAGCGTTGTGGCAATACCTCGCGTCAAACGTGCAATCGGGGATATTCAAATACGTTGCATACTTTGCATGTTGATAGTCGATGAACAGAATCTTATGGTACCGTACGCACAAGGACATGGCATTGGCGACCTGGAATAATATGTTTCCTAATTCACCTATCGCATGAACCTTTATAAACGGGATTGGTTGATACAGGACGACCCGTTTTTCTATATTGCTGTAGGAAGCATTTTGAATCACCAAAGGCGTTCTTGTTCCTAGGAAAAGGTATTGTTTTTGCAACGTTTGCCATGCGATATCGATGGGTATTTTTGTTTGCAAACCTTCTTTAAAAACGCGGAGCAAGTGAGGAATAAACGATTTATGAAACATGTAGGCACACGTGCTGTGACATTTTGTGATTTGCAGTATACCGTCATGAAAGTCCGTTCCGAATTGTTGGTGGGTGAAAGAAAAACAAAATACATCCCATGGGTGGTGAACGAGCTTTTCGAGGGAGCGGTTTATCTCCTGTACCGGTTTCGTAAAAATAAAATCATCTTCAAGGACAAGAAAAATGTCACCAGGGGAAGACGACAAAAGTTCCAATGTTTTGATATGAGATAAGGCACAGCCGTTATGTCCCTCGGTGGATTTGACCGCGTCCACTCGTATTATTTTTTTAAAGGGCATGTTTTTCAATTGATTGTCACACCAAAATAACCTATCTTTCCTCTCCGGTAAATTAATAAACGCAACAATATCAATAAGGTCCATTTTATTTTTTATTCTACTACCGGAAAAAATAAAATCATCAGGAACAAAAATTGTCCTTTTAGGTAGGAAACAGGAGCTTGAGGCGAGACGCTTCAAAAGGTATCGTAGTGCCCGAATGGTTGGTAAAACCATCATAATAGCTCCGGAGGCTGTTGTACTTGGCGGTGACGGTCATAACCACGTCTCTTGACACAAAAGAACGCCGTTCGAGGAACCGGACCTGTTTTTCCAGCTGGCACAAGAAGCGGTCGATGCGACGATGGTAGCACGGGTCCTGGAGAACGTCCCGGCAAAGCGCGGGAGACGCAACGGCGAGGGATTCCATGTCCTTGAGCCCGAGGTATTCCATTATTGGGGCCAAGAGGTGGGGTGGCAGACGTTCCATTTTTTTGCAAGGCGTACAAGGTCGCAAGGCTTACAAGGTCGCAAGGCTTACAAGGTCGCAAGGCTTACAAGGTCGCAAGGCTTACACCAGGTGACGAGCCTACAATTGGTCAAGACGAATAGACGGGGAGTGTGAAGAGTTAGCGTTCGTGACAAGAAACGCGTTGAAAGAAGGCATCGGAGGAAAGGAAGACAGCAATGTAGAAGAAGGAGGAAGGATGGTGGGAAAAAATAACTCGAAACGAACCACAAGGCTTCCTCGCTGATGTTTATAGGAAAAACCGCGGAAGGGTATCACTTTTTCTAGCGGGCCGGAGAGGACCGTGGCGAGCGGTTTTCCCACTGGTTGAGAGAGGGTAAGGGTCGTGGAATCCAGGAGGACGAGGTGTTTCTCAAAACCCAACAGGAATTCAGAAAGGGCGATGGGAATCGTACATTCCACATCACCTGCACTCCGGGTGCTCGGACGGTAGAATGGATGCTTCTTGTACACAATGATGATGATAACGTCCCCGGTCTCACGACCTGGGTATTCATCGGCTTTGCCACGTATCAGGAGTTTGTTGCCCGCGGGGATGCCCTTGGGTACCGGCACATCAATGACCTCCTCGGTGGTCGACGCATCGGTCTCCGAATAAAGGTACCCGTTGGCCTGGCATACACTACATTCCACGACGCTCTGGGTAATAATACCAATCCCTAATTTTACTTGCTGGATACGGTGTCCTTGGCCGTTGCACCCCGAGCACTTTTTGTTTCCCTTGTACTTTTTACGGAGAATGCGAAACGGTACGGTGGACCCTATCATCACCTCTTCGAGGGTGACTTCGAGTTGCATGTCCCGGGAAGGGCCTTTGCGGTTACCTCCTCCCATGCCTCCCATTCCTCCCATGCCTCCCATTCCAGGCATGCCTCCCATTCCAGGCATTCCTCCAAACGAAAAGCCACCTCCTCCTGGCATTCCTCCGAACATGGCCCCAAAGATATCCGCCATGTCGGGCATTTCCATATTGTTCATGTCGACCGTTCCAAATCGGTCGTAGCGCTGTTTCTTGTCGTCGTCACTCAAGACGCTGTACGCTTCGTTAATCTTTTTGAATGTTTCTTGGTCCCCTCCACGGTCGGGGTGATGCTTCATGGCGAGCTTCTTATAACTTTTTTTAATTTCCTCGGGTGAGGCGCTTTTCGAAACACCAAGAACGTCGTACAGGTTTTCGGTGGTCATTTTGTTTTTTTTTAATAGAAAAACGTGTTTAAATACATTACACGTTATTGTAAAAAAAAAAATATGGAAAATTTTGTGTGTTGTGTATTGTATGCCTGGAAGAATTTTTTCAACAAGTGATATAAAAATTGAATGTTTCCCAGAAAAGCATTCGTAGAGGTTAGAAAAATAGTCATGAGATTTTTTGTGTATCAATGGCACGTCAGTGACGAAATGGACGAGAACGATGAAATGGTCACACGCATCCGGGCGTATGGTATCGATGAGGAACAGAATACGGTGTGTCTTCACATCCGTGGTTTCCAGCCATGGCTGTTCCTGGAGGTGCGCAGCGGCCAGCCGTGGACCGAGTTTCGAAACATGGTCAAGAACAAGATTTTGGAGAGGTACAGGGGTCCCATCGTAAAACCCTTTTCCCTGTCGTACAAGCAACGCCTCTATTTCCACCACGAGGAGAAAAAATCTCCCTTTATGAAGCTCTCGTTCCCGTCCAACCAGTCGAGGAAGAATTGCTACTATAAATTACAGAAACACCAGACCTACCTCTTGGGCAAGAAGACCGAGTTTTTTTGTCACGAGCACGAGGCGTCCCCCCTGCTCCAGCTCTGTTGCAAGCAGGATTTACCGACCGCGGGCTGGGTCGAATTTCACGGCAAGAAACAGCCTGCTCATCTCAAGATTACCCCATTGAATCACGAGTACGTGGCCGAGTACGAGAACATGAAGGGAATTACGGATGACGCCCTTCCCGTTCCTCCCGTGACCGTGTTGAGCTTTGATATCGAGGTGTACTCGACCAATCCAAAGCGTATGCCCGATGCGACGGTGCCCGGTGATTGCATCTTTCAGATATCGTGCGTCTTGGAAACGAAGCGAGGCGTCGCGAAGCATCTGCTGACGCTGGGTACTCTCCCCGAAAGCAAATCCAAAAACAGCGGTGTGGGAAAAGGGGTCAAGGTGCACTGTTTCCCCCACGAAAAAGACCTGTTGTTGGGATTCCAAGCCCTCTTGATGAAGGAGAACCCGCACGTGGTGATTGGGTACAATATCTTTGGTTTCGATCTCCCGTATATGGTGGAGCGCGCCAAGTTGCACGATGTCATGGACGCGTTTGATATATGGGGGATTCCCCACAAGAAGCACTGTCCCGTCAAGGAAATCAAGTGGTCGAGCTCGGCGTACTCGTACCAAGAGTTTCACTACCTGGATGCGGAGGGTCGTGTGTTTGTGGATTTGTTACCCGTGGTGAAGCGTGAGTACAAGTTTAGCACCTACAAGCTCAAGACGGTGTCGACGTTTTTTCTTGGAGAGACCAAGGACCCGCTCACACACCACGATATTTTCGATGCGTACCGCGAGGGCGTTCTTGGAGACAATACGACAAAGCTCGCCGAGTGTGGCAAGTACTGCGTGCAGGATTCCCACCTCGTGTTGCGCCTGTTCCGGGTGTTGGAGACGTGGATCGGTCTTATTGAGATGGCCAAGATCTGCAACGTGCCCATCATGTCGCTGTTTACCCAGGGACAGCAAATCAAGGTGTTTAGCCAGGTGTACCGCAAGTGTATGAACGATGGGATCCTGGTCCAGTCGTTTGGGTCGTTGCCCAAGACCCCGGAATTGGAGGACGTGGATACGTACTGCGGGGCGTACGTGTTTCCGCCCAAGCCGGGGGTGTACGACTGGGTGATCCCTTTTGATTTTTCATCCCTGTACCCGACGACGATTATCGCGTACAATATTGATTATTCGACACTGGTCGTGGACGGTAGCCTCCCCGATTCGGCGTGTCATGTCATCGAGTGGGAGGACCACATCGGGTGCGAGCACGACACGGACAAGGAAAAAAAGGACCGGATGGTGTGCAAAAAGTATCGTTTCCGCTTCCGGAAGGAACCGATGGGGGTGATTCCCAGCCTTTTGCAGGCACTGCTTTCCCAGCGGTCAGAGACCAAGAAACGGATCAAGTCGCTGACCGAGGACGAGGAGACGCTGAAGACAGTGCTGGATAAAAGACAGCTGGCCTACAAAGTGTCGGCGAATTCCATGTACGGCGCTATGGGGGTGAAGAAGGGGTACCTGCCCTTTATGCCCGGGGCCATGTCCACGACCGCCATGGGTCGTATGTCGATCCAGAAAGCCGCCGAGTACGTCAAGAAGAAGCATCAGGGACAGCTCATTTACGGGGATTCGGTCTCGCCTGATACTCCCTTGTGCGTGCGCCGGGGGGACTGGATACAGGTGGTGTCCATCGAGGATTTCTTTCACAGGTTTTCGTGCATCCCGTATCCACAGTTCCGCGAGGGCGACAAAACGCTTTTCCAAAAAGAACAAGCGGTACCTCCTTCTGGGTTTGAAATCCTCGGTGGGGACGGGTGGACCGAGATCCAGCGCGTCATCCGGCATAAAACCGTCAAGACCATGTACCGCATCTGGACCTCGTCGGGGATGGTCGAGGTGACCGAGGACCATAGCCTCGTCCTCGAAAATGGAGAGCTCATCAAGCCTTCCCTCCTGACGACCGATCACGTATTACTGTGTATCCCCTCGGGAGAAGCGATGAATATCAGCAAGCTGTTGGCTCTGGAGATGAATGACCTGAAACTGATGAATATCACCCCCGAGGGTTTCCTGCAAATGAAACCGGGGGCCACCCTTGTGGAGCATGCGCGTCTGGCGTGGTTTCTCCAGGGGAACTGGCCCGGATTTCGTTGGATAGTTCGCGACGGGGAAACGCTTATCGACTTGCACAATCAGGGAAACGTCGGAAGGGGTCACGTGCTATCTATGGAGAAGACCGTTTCGGAAGAGGTCCGGACCGTGTACGATGTGGAGACTTTGGAGGGTCGTTTCCATTGCGGTGTCGGGGAACTTGTGGTCAAAAATACGGACAGTATCTATTGTCATTTCAACACGAAACAGGATTCCGAGACCATCTGGAAACTCGCCAAGAGCGTCGAGGGCGAGTTTATCAAGCTTTTTCCCAAGCCCATGAAGCTGGTCTTTGAGGAGAAAATCTATCAGACGTTTTTGATTCTGACCAAGAAGCGGTACATGGCGTACACGTGCGACGAGGACGGCACGCTGGACAAAGACCTAACGATCCGCGGGGTCTTGCTCGCCCGACGTGACAATTGTCGATGGATTCGTACCATTTATGAAAAAGTGGTGAGGAGCATCATGGACCGCGCGTCGCGTGAAGAGATTTTGGGGTACGTGAACGAGGCTGTCCTGGACCTGTTCCGTTGGAAGATTACCTCGGTGGCGGATTTTATGGTCTCGAAGCTGGTGGGCAAAGACTACAAGATCAAACCGCTTCCCGAGGATGTCAAGAAATTCAAGAAGCGGTGCCAGGACCTCCATCTACGAGAGGTTCCCGAGACGATGGAAGAAACTCGTATCCAAGCGTGCAACAAAAAGTTGCTCGAAGACCCCTTGGGAGTGAAGGAGCCATGGCTCGTCAAGTACGTGGAAAAGGCACAGCCGGCTCACGTCCAGCTGGCGATGCGTTTAAGGCGACGGGGTCATCCCGTGGAGGCAGGGACACGGATCGAGTATTTGGTGATTGAACACGACGATGCCAAGGCCAAGCTGAACGAGAAAGTGGAGGACCCCATGTACTACCGCACCCACTGCGATTTATTACGAGTGGACCGATTGTACTACCTGCTGTCCTTGTCCAAGCCATTGGACCAGCTTCTGGAGGTGGTGTTTCACCTGAAAAACTTTACCAAGAATCTATGTATCCTCCACAACACCCACAAGAAAGTGATGCAGGAGCTGGAGGACAAGAACAGGCCACGTGTCTATTTCGAGGGGGAAGACATCAAGCCCGAGAAGAAGTCTGGACCCAAGAAGAAGAAAGCGGTGGTCTTGTCGAAAAATGTTTACGATTATTTGGATTAACTATACAATATAATAATTATTATCTTGGATATAAATAGAGACCAGACGATATGGTGGATTTAGAGTTTGTTCACATTCCAAAAACAGGGGGTACCGCGATTGTGTCCACCTATAAAGAATGTCAATGGGGACGCTTTGGAGTTGACTCCAAAGCTCGTGAAAGACTTTTTCATTACGACTTGAAACCCTGGGCACTTCCCTGTAGCTTTTGGCACAATCATACACTGATTGGTGCGCTGTACAAGGGATGTAAGACGTTTTGTGTGTTTCGCGACCCGATAGAACGAATTTTATCCGTATACCGCTTTCAAAGGCGTCCCGACAATGTGTTTACATTCAATACCACCTTGCGACAATGGAGAATCGATATAGAGAAAAATCCATTCTTCTTGGATAACCATTTGGCGCCACAACACCTTTTTGCAACGCAATGCGACCATGTTTTATTATTTGATTATTTGGAGGAAGAGGTGAATAACCTCGTTCAACAATACTGTATTGCGCCCCGAAAATTAGTAAAACAAAACATTTCTATTGGTCGTTATCGTGCGGTGAAGAATAAGGACATTATTTCTTACGACAACATGGCATGGCTCCAATCCTATTACGCCAAGGATTTGGAATGGTACGACCGATTAAAAAGAGAAAGGCAGTCTAATAAATAGTAAATAGTAGGTAGGAAGCTTCCCAATAGAAATTTTTAATTTTTTTTTTATTTTTGACTTGACCTCGAGTGGAAATAAAAAAAATAATGTCATCGAAAACAATCTGTTTTTATTGTCTGAAAAAAAAATATGGACGAAGAATAGGTAAAGAACAACAACCAATGTGTACACCGTCCAGCAATAATCTGGCGGTCTATCTCCAAGGTGTTTCCGTGACGCCTTCCTCCAACATCACCACGGACTACTTTGTCACCGCGTCGCTACCGTCATCTTCCAAAAACAACCGCGTGTGGCAGTTTACGACACAGGGATTGCTGACGGGTCCTGGTCCTCACACCCTCACTCTCGATTATACCCAGGCCCATCTACAATGTCCCGAGTACAATATCACGTTTGAGGGCGCCCTCCAGGGTTCCTTGATAATCCACCACCGAGTGTTTTCGGCCAATAAGTACGTGTCGTACGTGCAATCTAGCCCTTTCGTGCTAGTGTTGACCATCAGGGATTGCTACGACAGAGGGAAAAATAAAAAACAACCGTATTTTCTAGAGGTTTGGATAAATGATGGAACAGGACTCGTGTATTCTACCGAGTTTTCTTCCGCGTCCTCCATCAGTCTTTCCGGGAGCTGTTATAACGCGTCGGGTCGTCAATCCAACCCGTTTACCGCGTTCAATCCTTGTCTGAAATGCGCGAATAAAAATATGCAAGAAGGCACCCTGGGAATAAATTGTTTGAAAGTACAGTTCCCTCCCACGACGGGACCGTCGTTTTGGACAAGAGTGGGCGCCGACGCCTCGTCGTCCTGTACAACGTCAAGTGGGACCAGCTGTTGCACCGACAATACCTGTTGCCCCCCTCTCACGACGTCCAACCTCCCGAAGGGGCGTTTTGAGGGATGGATATATTTTCCCCCCTTGGACCCCACCAAACGAAATGACTGTAATACTCCCGTGGGTAGTCTTGGGAAAGTGTACCCCTTCTACCACGGTGGAAAATTATTGGGCGTCTGCTCCCAGCAGTGTCCAACAGGGAATGTGTGGAACGAAACGTACGACATGGACTGGACGCTCCGCATCATGTTCCGAGAAAAAGGGGTGGTTGCCCTTCTGTACAGCATCCCCGACCCCACAAAGGTTCCATTTTCCTATGAACCGGTCCCCCCTCCTCTATATGGATGTTGTCCTGGAGGGGATTGTAGCGAGTTCTACGTCGAGGACAAGAGCGTGGACCAGTACTGGTTTGCCACCCCCGACGCGACGTACCATCCGTACCGTTTGGCGGAGTACACGTTCAACAGCGTGCCGGGTATTCAGTGTGGTGTGACCCAAACGACATGGCCCGGACCGATGCCAAATCCCATCGTACCGATTTTGGAGGCGGGTACGTGGAATTTCTTGAGGGTGAAATTCGATGTGCTCGAGGGCACCGCGCAACTGCTTCACACGGTCGACACCACATCGACATCGACCAACCCTTCCCAGGCACCGTCCCAGACACCCGAGGATGTAGAGTGTACCCTTGTCATCAACACGCCCCCCGGAACGATTCCCTTTACGTCAAAGCAGGGAGCCAAGTCGTTTTATTTCCAACCCTTCTTTGGGGGAAAGTCTCCCGAGTGGGACCCTACCTGTGTGGATGATTCGTGTGTGGATATCTCGGGAACAAACTGCGCTCCTTTTTTTGTCTTTGGAGACGTCAACATTTACCAGGATTAGTGGACTAGTGGACTAGTGAAGGAGTGTAGTGAACAATGCAACACAACACCTATACTTTTTCTAATACTGTGTGACATGCGGTAATCCATAATATTTACACGGAAAAGTACGAATGGCTTTCCCGGGGCATATATGGATTCCTAAACGATGAACCTTGTATATTTTTTCTTCCTCTATGGAATTCGTAACTTTGGCCCAATTCCACTCGACGCATTCATGTTCTGTGGGCATGTTTATTTGTTTGATGTGCGAACAGGACATTCCTATCAATCCCGTAATAATACAATCATTCGTTTAAAAATCCACGGGGCTAAAAAAGGCGCCATATTTAATGATGCATTCATATCTTGTTTCCTGTAGATGTTGGACCGTGGTTATGAATTCGCTGTCATCTTGTAAAATATATCGACCAGTCATTTTGACGATAAAATCAGTATCCTTGATTTTATACTTTTCTATACAATCCCACACGTCTTTTAATTCTTTGATTCCTTTATTGCGAGTGGGTATAAAATTATTCTCCGTGTAATAGACCGTATCATGCAACGCATCTAAATAGGTATTCCTTTCCCCATTATTCTCCACGACAATAATTTTATAAGTGCCCTTCTCCAATACACGGTCCACCATTTCTTGTAATTTTCCGATGCCCTCATCGAACAGTCATTAAAAACAGACGTCGTGACAATAAAAAATGTCATCCTTGGCTCTGTTCCTTTGTTTTCTAGGAATAGGAAGGATTTTTTTTTCAAGCAAAAGTTCATGGGGACCCTCCTCTCAACGTGTCGACATTTTCCATAAATGTTCAATAGCCTTTACGCTTTCCAATGCCCCTTCCGTCCATCCCTGGTTCTTGGAGATGCATTCTCCCACGAGATAGATACCGGGTTCTGGATTCTGTGCATAGCGTATGAATTCGTCACGGTCTTTCCATTGTTTTGCAAGGGGTTTGTAGTAGTGGGTGCCGTGTTCCCAATAGTATCGGACCACGTCGTCAATATCGTACCCCGCCATGTCCTTCAACCGGGAGTGTGGAAGGCGCATCACCACGTCTGCATTGTTATTGTCGGAGTAGCTCATGGTACGAATCGTGGGAGAAATAAAGATGCTTTTTTGGAGGACATTGTTGTAGTACGTCATCCCTCCCTGGTGTAAATGGTCGTTTTCGTTTCTGGAGTACGAGTACATCCTCAAAAACCGGTTGTATCCCACCTGCGCCTTGACCTCGGGAAAAGGGTACTTGTCGACAAAACCCGCAAAAATAAGGTGCTGTCCCGTGTACTGTTTGTTGTTCGACGTGACAACCTTGAAACCACCTTGATATTCCAATCGTTGGTAGGATGATTCCAATCGTTGGTAGGATGTTGCCTCGGTGTGGAGACGGATGGTGGTACGTGTCAGCTGTTTTCGGAGGTGTTTTACCAACCGATTCCAATCAATGGGAAATATGTGGTTCCCAGGAACATTGTCCTCGAATCCATAGTCGTACAGGGTATCCACAATATCCGCGTACTCAAAATCAGTAAAGCCGTTGCTCTCGCAAAAGTTTTGGTACTCCTTCTGGGAAAAAAATCGGAGAAAACATTGCTTGAAATTATGCGTCGACCGGTGTTGTTGTATCCACGTCTTTTCTTTTTTGAGGGATTCAATGTATGTTAGGATAAAGCAGGGGTCCTGGAATTGGTAGCTTACGAGGGTTTTGACGGGTTCGACTTTTTTGCCGGTAGAGGCTTCGACGAGGTGTTGCAACAATTTATCCTTGGGAAAACGTCCTACCCCTGCACCGGTCACCACCTTGTGGGAGTGGAACGTTTCCATGCGTGTGCGACCACCTAGGTAGCTGTTTTTTTCGAGAAGAAGTATCCGTATCGTGGGAAACTTGGCTTCCAAGCGCAAGGCAGAATAAAGACCGGCGATACCGCCTCCAAGAATAATATAATCGTAATGCATTTGTTTTCTGTAGGTACTTTATTTTTAAAAAATTTAAGAAAATTAACTTCTCATGGACCACTATCATTACTCGCGACGATATTTGACAAAAAGGCTATGAATAATATCTTCGTCCACTACGACCGTATCCAGCAATAACCACTGGGCCAACAGGCTCTGGTGCCAACAAGGGTCGTACGTGTCCCACCCTTGGAAATAATGGCGACGGACCTTCTCCGGCACGTCAATAATCTCTTGGAGAAACGAATGAGAGAGGGAAAAATCAAACATGTCCAGCGTCCCTCCTGGTTTCAACACTCTTGTCAGCTCCCTGGTAAACTTTCCCTTGTCGGGGATATGGAGCATCCTACCGGTGTGCACCTGGATCTTGTCGTACGTCGCCGAGGGGAGTCCCGATACATCGCCTGTGAGAAATGTGAGCGAGGGATGTTTTCTTCTCGCCAACGCGGTCTTGACGGGGTCCTCGTCGATACCGAGGACACACCAGTCTTCACCTCCCTCTTCCAACGATAAACGCTTCCTCAACTCGAGGGTGGAGTCTCCGATACCGCATTGGACATCCAGAGCGAGACGGAAAGGAGCGTCGTCGACGTGGTACGACGAAAAGGGGGTTCCTCGATGATTGCCATTATTGCCACTGTCCTGGAACAAAAGAGACTGGAGAGAGGGCGCCACAACTCTTGGGATTTCGAGAAAAGGGGTGGTCACGAGGAACGAAGAGACGACCTTCACCTGGAGGAGAAAAAAGAAAGAAAGCAGTACACGATACATGGCTGTATCGAAAAAAAAAAGTCAACATTTCATAAAAATAGGTATGAAATCGTCAAGAGATATATATCCTATTCTATCCTATGCTTGGTACCCTTGTTGGCAGAAAAGATGGTATTCTCATCAATTTTTCGTGCCCACTGCAAAATGGAGGAAGAGATGCGCGGGGAGGACCGTGATCAGGGCTTTTTCAAAAAAGAGGGGAGAACGTTTCCATGGTTCCACGACGAACGCGGACCCGATGGAAAATACTTCCCACAAGACGAGAAAAATTTTCGGGACGGTAGGGGGAGGACCGGTGTAATGAACGACCATGAGGTAGAGATACACGAGAAAGGAAAGGTCCGTGACGGCGAACGAAAACAAGGCCGTGAGGAGCAACCGTTTTCCTCCATCGTGAAGCCCGAGGTGGAGCAGGCCGACGGGCAGGTAGAGAATACGAAGTTTGTTGGAAATTTCGGTGCGACCGCGTAGCCAGTAGGCCATGATACCCACGGAGGCCCCGTAGAAGAAGAGGTAGGTTGCACGTTCTTTGGTGTGGGGAACGTGTTGCCAAACGAGGTCCACATCATGAATCCCGTGGTAGACGGACAGGACCCAAAAAATGGTTCTAAAGATATCGGAAAGCATCGTTTTTTTTTTTCTTTCCTGCAATCTTGTTAAATCTCAATAAACTGGGAGGCCTCGGTCGAATCCTTCATGGCGCGCGTGGACACGCTCCCCAACGCCTCGGCCACCGCGTCAAAATAGGACGTACCCACTTCGTGCTGGTGACGGACCGCGGAATATCCTTTTTGGGCGCGCGAGAATTCTCGCTGTTGCATCTCCGAGTACCCGAGCATTCCTTTCTCGGCGTAGTCGAGGGCCAAGTCGAAGCAGGCCAAATTGGTGGCATGAAAGGCTGCCAGCGTCACAAACTGGAACACATACCCCATGGCTCCCAGTTCATGCTGGAAATCAAGCCTTTCGGCCTCGGAGAGGTGGGAATGCCAACAGAAGCTCGGGGAGCAATTATAGGCAAGGGGGTACCCTGGAAATTTCTCGTGGATGGCGTCGGCAAATATTCGGGCGACTCGCAAATCCGGAGAGGACGTCTCGAACCAGACGAGGTCGGCGATTTCGGCGTACACTAAAGCACGCGCGATACACGCCTCTACACCGTTTTGATACCGATAAAAGCCTTCGGGGGAACGTGGTTGGTGACGCATCACGAATTTGTCCTCGGTATCCACGTCGCTGGAAACCCATTGGGCGGACTCGGCGTCGGTCCTTGCGATGAGCACCAGGTCGGGACAGTTCTCCACCTCGGCCGCGAGGCGCGCTGCTTTTAATGTTCTCACAAAGTGGGACACGGGGACCAGGACCTTTCCACCAAGGTGACCGCACTTTTTTTCCGACGCCAGCTGGTCCTCAAAGTGCACGGCGGCCGCACCGGCCTCGACCATTTTTCTCGTCAATTCAAAGGCGTTGAGAGGTCCACCAAATCCGGCCTCCCCATCGGCGATGAGCGGGACGATATAATCGTGGGAGGGGAGCGAGAAACAGTCCGCCGCCGACGTCCAGCTCCTTTCGTGAAATTGGATTTTGTCGGCACGCAAGAGCGCCTGTACGATGCTGTACACAATCTTGGGTACCGAATCCACCGGATACAACGACTGGTCGGGGTAGGTCTCCCCGCTGGTGTTGGCGCACGCAGCGACCTGCCATCCGCTCACATAGATGGCCTGAAGACCGGCCTTGACGTACTGTACGGCTTGCTGGCCATTAAAGGCACCGAGAGCCCTCACAGGCTCATGTGGTGTGACGAGAAGAGATTTTAATTTTTTCGAGGTTTGTTTCGAATAATTGTGGTCGGCAACAAAGGTGCCTTGGAGTTTTTGAACAGTGGCAGGGTCAAAGAATGGTTGTTTTTTTTTCTGGAGTGTGTTTCCCATTTTTTGTTAGATGGTAGAAATGTCTTTAAGTTTTCCAAACAAGAAAAAAAAAATTCAGGTACAAACAACGTAAGGTTTTGTTTTTTTCGTAAATACTGTATAGTCCAACTTTGCTAGTAATCGTAATCTTACCAAAATTATTTACACCAGGTAAGGTAGCCGTAAAAATTTTTTTTCTTGGTCAAAGATAGGTAGACGAAATGAAGGCTTATACGCTCGAGTCGTTATTGTACCAGATCAACAATGATAATGAGATCAAGACGTACACACTCCTGTCTAATGTCGTGATAACGACCCTAGATCCCGTTCAAAAAATAATTCAAGTGGATATCGAAGATGTGTCCGCGAGCACAGGCGACCCCGCCGACCTCTTCAAAGGGACATTTATTGGCACCAAGGCGAACCTCGTCGGAAACCGTGGATACCCGGGCATCGCGTCGATATGTCATGGACAGTTTCTTTTCAAGGAACCCCAATACAACGGACTAGGTGACAATTCGACTGCGTACTGGCAGAGAGGCACCCTCACACCCGTTCCTCCAAATAAAAAATAAATCACGGTGTGAAAATGAAAAACTGAATCGATATAAGAATTTAGCATCGACAACATAACCCCAAAACAAACAAATATCAAAAGAAAATGTCGAGCATTCAGCTTACCAACGTCAACCAGTTCAACACCAAGAATCTTGTGTTCTCCAAGCCCGATGGCGGCAATATTGACAAGATCAAGTTCAAGAGGATCCGCATTGCGACGCGCTACCCTGACGGCTCTGTCGGTGACCTCATCATTGCCACGCCACCCAACCTTCACTGCTTTGGCCTGCAGGAGTCCAAGGACCTTGGAAGCAACGCCGTCAATGGCTATTCGATGCCTCTCTGCCTGTGGAGCCGTAATGGCCCTACCGAAGACGAGAGGAAGTTTACCGACACGTTTACCGCGATTGCGGACCACTGCAAGAAGTATCTGCTCGAGCACCGCGACGAGATTGAGAAGTACGACCTCGACGCGTCGGACCTGAAGAAGTTCAACCCCCTGTTTTGGAAGATGGAGAAGGGCAAGGTGGTGGAGGGTCGTGGTCCGATGCTCTACGCCAAGGCTATCCTCAACAAGAAGCTCAACAAGATTAGCACGATTTTCGTGAACGAGGAGACCAACGAGGAGATTGACCCTTTTGAGTTGATGAACAAGGTGTGTAGTGTCACCGCTGCAGTCAAGATTGAGAGCATCTTTATCGGGAACAAGATTTCTCTCCAGGTCAAGCTATTTGAGGTGGTGTACCGTATGCGTGAGCTTTCCGTGAGGGGTCTCCTCCGCCCCAATGCCCAGAAGCTTGGTTCCTCCTCCTCTACCTCGGCGGGAACATCGGGTACTACGATGTCTTCGACTGCTCCCGCATTTGCGTTTGATGAGGCCGATGACTATGACGAGGACGCGGACGATGACAGTATCGTAGTGGAAGAGGACCTTGTCGAGCAAACCACGTCGCTTCCTGTCCAGAATGTTGCCGTTGCGGTGAACGAGGAGGAGGAAGAGGCCGAAGAGGACGATGAGATTGCCGAGGAGGAGGAAGAGGTTGAGGAAGAGGTCGAGGTCGAGGAAGAGGAGGAGGCCGAGGAAGAGGAAGACATTGTTGTACCCCCTCCTGCTCCTGTGAAGGCGACCCCTGTGGTGGTCAAGGCACCCCCTCCTCCCCCTCCTGCTCCTGTCAAGGTGGTGGAGGATGTAGTGGCACCCGTCGCGGAGACCAAGAAAAAGGCGGTCCGTACGACCAAGAAGAAGGCGGTGGCATAAGGCATTAGCTATCTATACATAGAATAATATAGAGTGGAGTATGTAAGAGTGTATGTGTGTGTAGTAGTGACTATTTTTTTTAATTTAAAAAATAGTACAAGCGTGACTACAAATGAGAATTTTTAAATTTCTGGCGACCGCGATGGCGCTAGCCCAATTGCGTAACAATGGAACTCGTTTGGAAGAAAACAATAACAAGACGGACCTTTCCCCTTTTATTCAATATCCGGTGAGTAATCCCTATGTTCTTTACGATTGATTGGACAGACTTAACACATGGGACAAGTTCCGTACATGGCCGTATTTCTTGTGGACGCGTCGAACGAGGTCGTTTTCGGCCCGTTTATCATGAAACCGAATGTCGGTACATTTCTTGATTTGAAGGAGGACCTGGCTATGATTCACGGAAAATGACTGGGAAAATGGCTCGGTACGGATACCCTTGATCTTTGTGGGAATTGCGCCTGAAAAGGACGCCAAGGGACCCCCTGTTGGATGGACGATGACCAACGCCTCGGGGTTTTCGAGAAGAGCCTGGCGCATCAGCCATAGTTTCTGTGGGTGAAGGCTGTCGGTGGTCCGTACCAAGACAATCGCGTCAATGTTTTTCTTGTCGAGACAGTATTCGATACCCCGATTCTTGTTCTGCGAAGGGGTTTGGGGGTCGGGTGTCGAAAGGACGACCAATTTCAAATCAGGGTACGTGGTGTGGAACAATGCCTCCAATTCCGGGTCGTCTTGCCTTTCCGAAACGCAGAGAAGAACCGAGGAGGGAAGTAAAGTTTGTTCGAGGAGGCCTTGGAGGAACGCGGGCACCGTGTCGACCTCGTCGGGTGTGATGCTCACGACCACGGCGATGGAAGGCCACACGGAGAGCGCAATCTGGAATTTGGATTCCAAATTTCGTGCGTAGTCGATCAAGGTAAACGTGGGACGATTCCCAAGCCTTTCTTGGATGGCGTTTTTCAGGCGCAAAATCCATTCCAACAAGTCGGATTTGGTGTGTAGCGCGTCCTGGACGGGATGGTCTTTGTAGTAGATACAATAATGGTTCCTGCATTCAAAGCAAGGAATGACGCCCTGGAGGGAATGAAAAAATAGATGGGTGAATTCCTTGGACTGGGACGAGGAAGGGTCAAATACCACAGCGATGGCGTCGATGGTACACCAAAAATGAGGTCCCCATAGCAGGGGGTCGACCGTAATGCTGTCGTTGATAATTTCCGTCATGGGAATAAAAAAATATATCAATCTCTATACTTGGGCAATATAAAAAAAACAATATCCATAAAAAAAAAAGAAAATGAGTCTTTCGTATTTGCTCATCAGTTCCGCGTTCCGGGACCGATTATTATATCCGAATCCGGGTGATTTTGTCATTCAGTTGGGTACCATCAACAATCCCAACATGTCGACGCCGAGCGTCTTTTTCTCGACGAATCCCATCTCCTTTACGCTCCCCGATTATAATTTTTGCTGGACGAATTTTTATGTGGCGCCGTCTCCGGACCCCGTCCAAGCCAAATACGGAAAATACGTGTTCAAAACCATGATTATTGCGGGGACTGCGCTGGCACCCCTTCTTGACGAAAATGTGAATTCCGTGCTCCTCGGACTGCAACGACCTACCTCCACGGTCCCTCCGACGTACCCGCCTAATTTTTCCTTGGTCCAGGAATCCCAATACTGCTTCGGAATCCTGGCGGGATGGGTCCTTGTCATTCAGACAGCGGATGGTTCGTATGCACTTCGTGATATTGTCGCGTACGACCCTTCCACGCGCGTGGCCCTCCTCCGAAATCCCATCCCATCCTTCAGTCTGTCCAATGGACCCTTGGTGGCCTATATTGCCAACCTTTCCAAGACCGATAATCCGGAGTGTCCGACCGTAGAGCCCGAACCCTACCCCATTTTTGCCAATGATTTGCTGGGAAGCGTCGTGTTTGTCAATGGAAATTTTTTGGCACGTTCTTCCCAGGTCTATTTCAATCTCGCCGTCTTTTTGTACGACGTGACCATCAATGAAATTGCCATTGTTCAAAAATTCCAGTCGAATGTCCAGGTGTTTACTCTCTGTAAATATTTTTCGTGTGCGTGGAGCGTTACCGACCAGTACTGGGTCTTGAGCCGAAATCTTCCCATGGCCATCGGAAGCATCCTACCGCTCGATAAGGAGAGTGCGACAGGACCCTTTTACAACCGCGCGTTTATCGAGGACTATACGTTTCTGGAAAGGGGAAGGCTTTACACACCGGGTCAGGAAGTGGTTCTTGTCCGTGAACTCCCGGATGCGTCCCATGACCATACGTTGGCCGTGGTGACCCGTGTGGGAGTCCAGGGCGGTGTCGAGGAGATCCGTTTCCTTCGCCTTTCAAGGCGACCGTACCGCGTGGGGGACCGTTTGGTGTTACAACCGTTGGAAAGCGGAAGCGACGGCATCGGATGCCCTCCCACAGTACCGGCGATTCTCGTCGTTCGAAATACGTCCCTGGTCTTCCGCATCCAGCTGAAACCCGATACGTTCCGCATCGAGGACTTTGTGGGGAACTACCTCGTGTCGGTGCTCGCGAGTCCGCAGTACCAGTACGAGCCCCAAACACGGTCGGTGTACCTATCTCCCAATGCGACCATTCCGGCAAGGAATACGGAGGGAAAGCCCGTGGACCTTTTACGGTCGCAAAACGAATGGGGGGCCACGGGGATCCGGAAGGTGTTGCCTTTGGCAGCGGAACCCGATACCTACCTCTTTTACGTCCAGCCGTATTTTGGGGACCGCCTCGTCCGTTTCGATATCGTGGAAGAAAATATCGACGTGCTTCCCGCGTACTTCAAGGGCTGGAACAATATTATTATTACCCAGTACTCGACCGAGGGTGTGGTCCCCCTCAATTACACCGGTTCCCAGATTACCCAGTCGCAGATGACGTGCCAAGAAATCACCGTCATGAATTTGATTTTACCCAACAAGATTATCAACAGCCCGCAGGGTTTATTGACGAGCGCGTACCCCTATGTGTTTTTGGAATTAAGCAACGAGACGATGCCCTCGGGACACAACAGGGCATTGCTGTATTCAAACAATCCATCGGCCGTGAGGGCCACGTTTGTGTGCTCCATCAGCGATGTGAACAATCCCGAGACGACGCGATTCATCAAGATTAATTCGGACGGCGCGGCCCAGGTTCTCAAATTCTCCCCGTACGATAACCTGCGTTTGCGCGTGACCCTTCCCAACGGCCAGCCGTTTGTGACCGAGGAGGTGGATACCCTGGTGCCGTGCGAACCCGACGTGACGCTACAGATTAGTGTCGTGTTCCAGATTAACCGGTTGTAAGCTAATGTTTCTTGATGAAAATAATTATTTTTAATAAAAATAATTCTCACGGCGTTTCCGATTTAACCACACAACTAGACTAGACATGGGCACTAACTAATTTTTTTTTGTGAAAAATAACATACAATTGGAAAAACTATACCTATTTTCTCCTATTCCTCCTCGGTATCGTACTCGTCGGGAGAATAGTACTCGTGGTGGCGACGCCGGTACCGTCTCAACTCGCGCCTCTTGACGCTCTTGATGTCCAACGGGGTGGCGGGTCCGTATGCGTGGTGGACCGCGTGGTAGTAAGAATCGTAGATATTGGGTCTGGACAGGGGGGTCATGTAGTATTCGGCGTACACCGGCTCGAGCCATTTATTGCTCACGGGTCGTTGGACGACACGGGAGGCAAGGACGGAAGGCCTCAATGGTCTTTTGGAGGGTCCCGAAAAAAACGTGACGACGTCGTACGAGTCGTTCAAGTTTTGGTACCGCATCTTTTTTCTTTTCTACTAGGCAAAAAAAAAAATCATTTAAGTATTCTTACTTCTTTATCCAAACGAAATACAGAAAAAGAAACGATGCATTCTCTTGTCGCTCCCGCAGACCGTGAGAACATTGATATGCACAAGCCCAAGTGCGTCCAGCCACTCAACCCCGACGAGCTCCCCATCGCCATGGAGGCGCTCAACAAGAACATTACGTTTAGCCAGGTCGACCGATACTATGCGGACCCCCAACAAATCAACCAGAAGATTGCCCTCGTGTCGTTTATCCCTTCTAGCGGGGCGAAACCCGACAAGGACAATATTTATGGGATGATGAAGGTGCGTGGCGTCTACGGGTCCGAGGAGGAAGCCAACGAGCGTGCCGAGTTTCTTATCCGCAATGTGGACTCGTATCACGAGGTGTACCACGCCTTTGTAGGTCGGCCGTTCCCGGTCACCAACGCCGAGGGGTACGCGAGCTCCGTCAAGAGCATCGACATCCGCAAGAAGACCACGGAGCTCATCAGCGAGGACATTTTGAGCAAGAAGCGCCAGGAAAAGATGGAGATCGAGGACATCCAGGACCGCGAGAAGAAGCTGTTGGAGGAGTCGAACCGGGCCAAGGAGGGCCTTCCCATCGACCCCTTTGACGAGTACATCACCGAGAATGTCAAGAGGGCCCAGCTCGTGTGGACGTTCCACGAGACCAAGAAGAAGATTCTGCAGATGAAGGAGAGTTTCAAGGCGAGCACGGAGCGTATCCAGGTGCTCGATGCGGAGAACCCCGAGTACGTCCAGTCGTACCGCGCCAAGTACATGGAAGCGCGTAAAGCGTCGGGCATCCCCGACGACAACGATTCCTTCATCAAGTATCTGGGCATGGACCTGGCGATCGAGATGGAGGACGCGGAGGAGTGGTTCTTGACCAAGAAGAAGAACGTGTAGGGGGTGTATTTATTTTTTGTTAGGAAAATATTATGTCGACGTCATCATAATATTTTTGAAACTTTATTTATCCTTGGTAGATTGTCTGATAAAGTTCTTGTAAGCATTCACTTCACTGGTGCTATAATATGGATACCGGCAATCCAATTGTTCAACCGTTAAAATTATTGAGAAGAATACACGGACAAGACTCTCGCCGACGGTTCCTTGATGTCTCCCGACCATTTCGGGAGCCAGTACCAGGGAATCAAGTTGTGACAAGACGTTCCAAACAATTCCAAAAACTTTTTCTGGTAATACCACGCTTCTTTTGTGGGTGGTATTTCGGGCAGTCCCAGGTTTGGCGTTCCATAAAAATCCGTGTCATTGACGCGTCTCTCCATGTCCTTTTGGATGGTCTGGAACCACGATTCTTTCTGTGAGGACACGCCGTCACTAAAGGCTTCTTTCTTGCGCCACAGGACGCTGGTAGGCAGAATATCGGGATACTGGAGCGCAAACGCGTTCCTCACGAGGTGCTTTTCCATCTGTGTCGGGGAGGGTACCCTCGCTTCAATAGGAGTGGTGAGAACAAAGTCCACAAACGCCTTGTCCAGGTACGGCACCCGTGCCTCTAACCCGAAATGACCGAGACACCGGTCCACGCGAAGGCCATCGTACAGATAAATTTCGTGGAGGCGTCGCAACGACTCGAGATGGGCGTCGAGCCTCGTGGGGGCATTATACCAGTACAGGTATCCCATCATGGCCTCGTCGGCGCCATCCCCGTTCAGTATCGCCCTAAATTCCGTTTTCTCGGAAATATGTTTTGCGAGCAGGAATTGTCCGACCGACGCACGAATCGTCGTAATGTCCCAGGTCTCGCACGCCTCCACCACTTCATCGATGGCCTCCAGGCCTTCCTCTGCGGTGAAATGAACGGTGTGATGATGGGTGCCAAGGTACGAAGCGACCTCCTGGGCATATACAAGGTCGGTACTTCCTTCCATGCCGATGGAAAACGTGTGCAGGTTTTGGACACCCAGGATTCGGACAAGGATAGCGCACACCAGACTGCTGTCCAGGCCTCCCGACAACAGACACGCGAGGGGACGCTCGCTACTGACTCTCTTTTTTACGGCGTCCACGAGCAGTGTACACAAGGTTTTGGACACGTCGATACCAAAGTCCAAGAAACGCTCTGGAAACGTATGGTATGGCTTGATGTCCTCGTGACCGTAACGGGACACGCGCATTATCGCACCGGGAGGGAAAGGCTTTATATTTTCTCCTTGATTCTCTGCAAGGCCTTTCGTTAAACCTTGTGCCAAACTGGAGAATTGGTAGCATCCTTTTTCCGACGTGGAATAGAACAAGGGGCGGACGCCGTAAGGGTCCCTCACCGCCACGATGTCTTCAAGAGAGTCCCCGCGAACGGTCACCATGACGAGCGCGAATTCGCCATCAAGGGCCTGGACCGTTTTTTCCATATTGTTGTGAAAATGTCGGTATAGATGGTAAATGACCTCGCAGTCATTGTCGGAGCGGACCTCTAGAGAATACTCCTCGATAAGTGCCTTGTCATTATAAATTTCTCCATTCACCACAAGATAGGTGGTGAGGCCCCCGTGAAAAAATACGAGAGGCTGGTCTCCCAGGGGGGACAAGTCATGAAAGGCGAGGCGATGAAACGCCATGAAAAAATGAGGGTGCATCGCCACGACGGTCTTGTCGGGCCCGCGTCGTTGTACGTTTTGGGAGAAGGATTCCATAGGGCGGTAATCACAACGTGGCAAAGGATGTTGTAGAGTGACCCAAACCCAAATCCCGCACATTGTTGTTTACTCGTTTGTTTTTCTTGAAAAATTCAAATACTTAATTTTGAATTTTGAATTTCTTGGTATACCTTTGCATTTTTTTCCAAAAAAAAAAATTCTGCGGGAATCATAGATAGTAGATGTATTACCACCCCATTTGTCCTCCTTTTTTGCACCACTCTTACGATGAATCATTAGAAACACACACGGAAGAAATACGACGGCTTGTCGACAGTTTTGACGAAGTCACGGTATTACTTTACGACATTGTAGAAGAACCCTCCCGGGAACAACCCTTTCGGGAAAAAGAACAACAACACCAAACAACTACTATCAGTGTATTAACCCCGAAACCCCGATACGATACCGTGCAATACTTGAGCAGTTTACGATTCCACATTGGTCTAGATAAAAACGTCAAGTGGTGCCTCTTTCGCGCCATTCGTCCTGATGATACCCTCTTCTCTCTCCAAGAATGGTATCATGCCACCCACCACCTTTTCGACGCCCTCGTTCTCACCGGGAACCACTGGAATCCTTTAAAGATGGAACACGTGTACCCCGCATTGCCCCGTTCCACAAAGAAATTAGGCGCTGTCCTTATCCCTCACCGGCCGGAAGAGAGAGCGCGTGTGCTCCAGCGAAAAAACAACATTGGGGTTGATTTTTTCGTGACGCAACTTCAGCTCTATTGGACGCGGGAGTGGCAAGAGTTTGTCGAAATGCTCGGTTCCGACCTCGTCACCCTGACCACGGTCCCTTCCTCCAAAAGACAGCTCGATTTCTTGGAAACGCTGGGGGTCCAGACACGTGGATATGACCACCATGTGGATAATACGTTAACCGAAAAAATGCGTCATTGCCTCGAGCTTGTTCGTACAGTGCCTTTTGGACTGGAGATGTTGCCCGAGTCGAAAAAAAGCCGTGTGGCTCTTCTGGATACATTTCTGGAGGCTTTTAATAGTAACCACGCTCACTACATGAAAACATGAACCGTAATTGAAAGAAAAGTAAACGTAGTGAACGTTGTGGGGATTGTTAACTTTATTAGCTAACGGTCGAGGCCTATTTGTTTAAAAATGGCACGACACGTTCCTACTGCTAGTTCTCTTTTATGTACGGGCACGGTGACCTTGACTCCATTCTTTTGATAAATAAAATGACTTCCATCGACTTTTTCTAATGTCCAGTTTTCTTTCGTCAAGAATTCCTGAACCTCACTTGGTTTAATATTTTGAAAGTTTCTATCTTTTATGCTTTTGTAAATATCCTTGGCTTTACGGTTAAGGATTTCGTACGTACGTGGACCTTGTGGTGCAAGCTCAACCTCTCCACGTAATCTACCACCTCCACCACCACCACCACCACCACCTTGTCCGTGTAAGGACTTGGACGCCATTCGTCTACGATACGCGTTTAGTCCATCACCCGCGGGTTGGTCATCATGGAACGTGGCCATGGAGAATTCCGATGGCCTTCGTAACAAGGGTTGTGTTTCCTCCGTGGAAGTGGTTAATGGGGAGGTGGTTTCCATTTGTTTTGCAGGTCTTGGAAACAATTTTTCTTTTCTTCGATTCAGCTCGTTCGGCGGAATACTGTCAAATCTATCCACGACCTTGTTGACCGTTTTGGAAAACAAATGGCTTTTCTTTTTCTGGAGGATGTATTGATCCAAGAACCCTTCCCTGAGTTGATTGCCATGCGTATGCATCTGGACATCCATGAAATCGGTCAGGTCCACGTCCCCCGTTTTTGCGGTTCGTAGCCGGGACCTAAACGTTTTTTCGGGATGCCCGAGGGATAAAGGAACATTTCTTGTTTTTCGAAACTCGATACCATATTCGAGGTCTCTATGAATTCTATACCATTTTCTTTTTGTAACCCCTGTATGCACGAGCAGTGTCGGAAATTCGGATAAGGGCTTTGTATGGTCAAACTCCTTGATTCGTTTTTGCAATTCCGACGTCGCCTTACCCAGCATCTCTTCTCCCTCCAGGAGAGCCCTTCTTTCAAGAAACATGTTCAACGCAAAGTATCCGGCGATAAGAGAGGAGGCAACCGTCGCTACGCCCATGGCAAAGAGTATTCGGTCCAGTGTATGGTAATGATGTTTCGATTGGATTTCCTCGGACATTTTTTTTTTACTTTCTTTGAATAAAAAAAAAAAAGGATGCCGTTTACCATCGCCCAGTTCTACATTTCGGACAACCACCTCTTGACATTTCGCCGTCTCGTCAAAAAACCACGGGACTGTGTCATCAACGCTCTCGAGCTTCTCGGTGTACTGAACAGTGTTCCAGCAGACCTCATGCGTATCGTCGTCGGGGATACAGGGGTCGGTGCCCCACAGATTGAACAGATTTTTTCCTATGTGCAACCCTCCGCGAAATGGCGGTTTTTTCGATACACGGATATTGCCACCCTCGAACAATTTGCCTTTCGCGACCTCCAACCCTCGCACGTCATCTTTTGTGGCTACCAAAAAAACGGGTTTAAGCACGTGTACCTCGTGGGCAAGAATCATGACGGAAAAATTCTTTACATCGACCCCCAGGTCGATGCGTTTTGCCCCTTGGAAAACGCCCAGTGCTTCAACTTTATACGGGATGCCCAGGAATACTATATTTTACAGAGCACGTTGGACCTCCACCAAATTCAGCAAATACAACAGGGTATGCAACTATAATTTATTATATATGCTCGATTTTACCCCCCGACTCTTCGTAAATCTTTTTCCGGCTGTTGAAATGTTTCTTGAGGATGGGATGACGGTCCACAATGTCGACAATCACGGGTTCGACGTCCGGTCGACGGAACACACGACCCAAATACTGCAAAAAATACTCCTCAATGTCCGAGGCCAGTAGCAACATATCGAGCTTGTCGTGAGAAAAACCGGTACCCACTTTTTGGAAGGTGGCGATGAGGATGCGTGCGTCCTTGTCAAACGTCGTTTCGTTGTCCTTCATCATGGTCACGCTCGATTCTCCTTTCTCTTTCAACATCTCCCCAATAATTTCCATCTGCTTGATGCGCTTGCTTAAAATGAGGATATTGCGGTTCTTAAACTGCAAACACAAGTCCGCGATACGACGATTTCGTTCGGGGTCCATCACCTGTTTTTCGATGACCGAGTTCCAGATAATGTCCCCACGAACGTCCTTCTCGTGGTCGATACGGATCTTGCTGTCCAAACAGTAGACGGTATGAGGACGATACAGTTTCCGTGTCACCTTGTGGAGCCCGAAATACAATTCCAGCAACACGTCAAAACCGTCGACACGAAAGGGCGTCGCACTCAAACCCATCAGGTAGCGGGGGCAGATGTACGAGAGGGCCTGGGAAAACATCTTGGTCACCATGAGATGGCATTCGTCCACGATGAGTAACCCGATACCGAGGTCCTGGTAGTCCTCAAAGGCGTGCTTGGTGACATTGATGGCATTCACAATATAGAAATCACATCCCTGTTGCAAGGATGATGATTTTCCCGTCTTGCTCATGTTACCGGATTTGGCAGTCTTGGCAGTCTTGGCAGTTTTGCCTTTGACAATCTGAATGGACGTATCGGGTCCGAACCATTTATGGATAGTTTCCACCCACTGGTCAATAAGCACCAACTTGTTGACAAAAATCATCGTCCGGAATCCAATGGCCGAGGCGATGGACAAGGACGTGACGGTTTTGCCACCACCGGGATAGATGGCCATGAGACACGACCCTGATTTGTTGAGGAGGGATACACTCTCGGTGAAAATCTCTTTTTGTTCAGGACGAAGGGACCCGCCAAAACGAGAATAGAGCGCGGCGCACTGCTCCTTGGGTTTTCGGAGTGTTTTTCCAAAATACGAGACGCCCCAGTGAAACGGGACCATAACCTCTTCATTCTGGCGTCGGACAAGACTGACCGTATCCACAGGTTTCCACATGGGTTTGGGCTTGGCTCCGCCACCACGTTTCTTGGGCTGGAGCTCGATGAGCAATTTTTTTTCCATGATATCAATATCCTTCTCCTGCAGAGAAGAAAGTTTGATACACAGCGACATGATTGGTTAAGGGGAAGGACCACTTTTTTTTCAAGAATCACTTTTTTTTTATACAAAAAGAATAAATGGTTTCCACAGCACCTCCAAATCTCTCGGACGACAACACCGTTCGCCAGTACCTCAAAAAATGCCGGCTTCCCTTTACCCCGTTTACGAGCTACGTGCTCAAACAAACCGTGAGAGAGTATGCCCAGAAAACACTCGATACTAAAACTCTGGACCAGAGGTACCCCATCGTCATCAAGGATGTGGACGTGCTCGAATATAACCTGGGACAACCGGTGTCGGTCAAAGAAGCGCATCGCGTGTTTCTGCGTTCCGAGATAGATGTCGAAAAGATACCCAAGGACCAGAAAGACCATTTGGACCTGGAAAACAAAACCATGATGGACTTTATCACCCTACAGGAAACTCCCCTGTCCGACTTTGTGCAGTTGCAGGTCACCGGGGAACTTTTAACGCGAGAAAATTTTGAGGAGATGCTACAGCATAATACGACCCGGTGGTGCGGGAAGCAGAGCGTCGGATTCAAGACCCCCGGAGGAGGCATCCTCGGAAACTTGGTCTTGTACAACTTTGACGGAAAATCTTTTTTTCCCCAGAAACCCGGCACGCTTCGGATAAGCACGGTTCCCAACGTCGCACAAGTACCTTCCGAGACACACCCCAAGGTCGTGGTCCCCTCAAAGTATTTTAGGTTGGAATATTTCGGCAAGTCTTCGTTCTTGCCGGATACCGCAGAGGGACGAAGGGTTCTCGGTCTGATGAAGGACGCCTTCAAAAAAGGGAATCTGTACGCATTCGACCGGTATGGGTATGTCCGAAACGGTCGTATCCACAAGAAAACAAGCCTCTCGGGCACGGCGTGGAGCTACCCGGACGACACGTACCTCCAGCGCGTCTCGGGTGAATTAAGCGCTCTGGGGTCCACCCCGTTCCTATACCAGTTCTCCGACGACCCTCATTACACACCCCAAAAGGACCCCTATCCGCTCGAAACCCGTTTTCCGATCGAGTTTGTTTAAGAAATATTGCTACAAGACAAAAAAAACAAACATGAATTTCTTTCCGAATCTTCAGATTATTTTCAATGTTTTTCCATCCGCCTCTCCTTTGTCCACGCCACCGACTACCTCGTCTCCCGAGGCTCCTGCTTCTGAACCTCTATCTTCTGTACCGGGTCCGGTGTCTTCTTCTTCGAGCACGTCTACCTCTTCCACGTCGGTGTCGACCAACGCGTCGTCACCCACGGTAAGCCAGATTATCCAGCGTATTTTGCGTCCGACCGCGCCCATTACGCAGGTGGACGACGGTAACGGAGCACAGAATGACATGCACTTTTATGTCAATCTCGACTCAATCTACCCTCCCGTGACGGGTCTTACCGTGGAGCAGATCCACGACAGGACGACGCTCCAGGTGTTTGGGGGAAGCACCAGCATTCTATGTACCATCTGCCAGAATCCATGCGAACCTGGGTCGATTGTACAGACCATCGAGGAGTGCCGTCATGTGTTTCACCCGGTATGTATCGAGAGATGGCTCGTCCAGAACAACTCGTGCCCTGTCTGCCGTTCTGTCGTATCACCCCTTCCACCCCTCCCCACCCTCCCCACCCTCCAAAACCAAATTTAAAAAAAAATGATTTATTTTGCATTTTTATTGTTGTTTAAGCAATAAAAATCACCACCTCAAAATTCTCGGCTCACCCCTTTCTTTCGACAAAAAGACAGGAAACAAATAATGACGGATTATTACGACAACGACGATGGGCTCCACTGTGACGGGGAATTCGATGACGAGGACGCGTATTACCCCCAGGACGGTTACCGTAATTATGATTCGGACTCTTATTACGAAGACGACATGTCGGTCGATAGCGATGGTGAGTACAGGCGCTCCGTGACTCCATCGACGCCTTTTTGTCGTATGAAAAGCGTGGCCGAAGAAGAAGAAATTGTGGAAACACGTCCTAAATACGCGGTATTTACCTCCAATGGGTGGACAACGATGGAAACACCCGAGTCGGAAATACCCCTTGACGCGGGAGATTCCAAAGAACAGAGGGAGGTTCTTCCCCCACCCAAGGCAAAGTTTTCGTGGAATGCTCCCAAGCCCGTCGTTGCTTCCAAGGACCTCTCCGCCATCTTTTCGGAACAGGAGGCGGAAGCCGAGCGTGACAAGGCGCGTGAAGAGGCCTTGAAGAATAGGCGTCAACAAGGACCATCCTCTTATTCATCACACCAGCATCACCAGCATTACCAGAACCACCATAGAGACGATAGGTCGTACCGAGATGACAGGTCGTACCGAGATGACAGGTCGTACCGAGATGACAGGGCTTACCGAGACGACAGGTCGAATGACCGAGGGGGGCAAAACAGGCGTCCTCGACAGAATCGTCCTCCGAGAGAGCAGATGCCTCAATCTCATGGCCGTCTTCTCGCGAATCCGAATTCGCGTGCACCGACTGTCGTTGCCTCTCGGTCTGCGTCTCCTGGTGTCTCCACCCCTTCCATATTGCGCGACCGTCGTGAGCCTCGTTTCAGTGAAGGTGACGGGCGTGGCGTGAGGCAAGACAACAGACAAGACCGGCGTCCAGAGCGTTCGGACCGTTCGGAACGTCAGGACCGTTCGGACTCCTCGGGAAGGCGCAATGACTTGTTGTGTATTTATCCCTCCAAGCACAATCTTTCGTGCAAGCTACCTCATTCGTTGGAGGAGTGGGAGCCCAAGCTCTGCAAGTATACCGACAAATGTAGTCGCAAGGACCAGTGTTCCTTTTGGCACACCGAAATAGAATCCAAGGAACAGTACCTCACGCGCGCATTGCGCCAGGACATTGTGTTTTTTAGGAAGAATAGGAATCAGTACCTGAAAACCTACAAGATTCATCTGTAAAAGTCCTTGAATAAGAAAGTACACCTAATTTTGAAAACCTTTTTTTTTTATCTTTTTAAAAAAAAAGAATCCCATGTCTTGGCGTGACGTATTGAAAAAAGTACCACCCCCCACCAAAAATAACACGGTTGCTATTCCAGTCCCAGCCCCTCGTTTTCAACAGGTGGTGAAAAAACTTGCTCCCACACCTCTGGCTACCGTAGCCGTTCCTCCGCATAAAAAGATGACGGTCATGACCTCCTCCTCCTCCCAAGACGACCGCATCTACGACAGCCTACTACCTTCCGATATCACAAAGGGACTCGGTGCACGACAAACCATCGGCGGAACTGAATTTATCCCGGTGCGTTATACCGGGCGTTGGAGGAATTTTATCGAAAAGCAAAAGAACACCCTTCGTGAAGAGAACACGGGGCGCGCTCCTCTTTTTTCTAAAAAGGACGACCCCATTCTTGACCATATCAACACCCTGTTTTTTGGTGATTCATACGCGCGCATGCTCGGACCTCCTCCCGTCAACATGTATGTCGTTTCGTATCCGGGTATCCCTATTAAATCTATCACTCGTTCCCTTACCAAGGAACCAAAAGAGGTGGATAAGCGACGGGCGAACTGGATCGATACCCACACCTTGTCTCACGACGCCAAGAAAAAAAGGGTCTACCTTTCTTTTGCCTCCAAAATTCCTACGCGAAAACCCAACCTTAAGAAAATGTATTTCAACTTTGAAGAGGGAGTCAAGGGCAATGTGGGTATGCATTCGTTTCCCCGTGTGGACATCTTCCGTCAGATGCTCCGTTTTCCCTCGTCGAGATTATCCTATCTCATGTTTTGGTTTGGCAATGCGGAATTCCAGCACACCTTTTACTACGACTTGTTTCATCAGATGATGCCAGGTGTGCCCAAGGGTTTATCCGACGTACTGGAATTCGAAACGAGGTATTACGGCCCCTTTGTGGAAACATACGTCCGGAATTCTGTCTCGGCATACCTCCGCTTTCTCGAAACCGTCTCCAAGCTCGAACCCACCACGGTCCTCGTTGTGGTCCTCCTCAACTATTCCCCTGTAAAACAGCACGAGTTCCGTCACCTCATCCCCGTGAAGAACGTAAAATCGTACGGGACCTCTTCGATTCTTGATTTCATTTTTGACGACCGTACCCGTAGGCGTCTCGTTGACTTTTTTAATTTGCATCTCACCGTGGCCATAACAAGGCACATTTCCTCCAAACAGGTACGTCTCGTGGACGTGAACGAGCTCATTTTCGATTATGGTAAAGGGGTAGTCAAGCCCGAGTTTGTACTGGACCCCCGTGACATTCATCTTGGCGACCCGAAACGGAACCTGTACAAGTTCTTGGTGAATGCTGTAAGTGATACTCGTAAATAATACAAACATAAGCAAGTACTATCGACCACTTACTTTCCCCATCCCTCGCTCAAGTTTTTTTTATACAAAAAAAAAAATTGGTATTTATCAAAGCAACATATATGTTTACTCTTCCCGACCTAACAGGTGCTTACGAGATCCATGAAGAATACGCCGAAATAAACAATGAAGAACCATTCAACAGTGTTTTGGGTACCGCAACGTACCAAATTTCTATAAAACGAATAGGAACAAGCAAAAATTTCTACCAGCTGGATTACAACGACGGTCCGTTTTTGGGATTTCCTTGTGTCGGATTTCTACACCAAGAGCATGCTGTTTTGTGGTGAAATTTGCGGAATCGTCCGATTCCGGTTTAAATAACTGAACCGTAACAAAGATAGACTCCTCATCGAATCAAGTCCTTTCCCTTAAAGGGTATTTCACTGAATCTGGGTTTGGTGAAAGCAATTTCCAAAATCCCAAAGTAGCATTCCATAAGATTAAACGACTACACTAGCCTAATTTTTTCTCAAGGTACCATTACGGGACCCCACACTGCCATTTTAACCCCCCTGGTGGTGGTCGAGGTCCTTTCTCCGCATCACATAACCCCCACCCCCGTTTTTCGAGTTGATGGCACACGACATGTAAAAGAATCGTGGAAAAACGGGTAATGAAAACAGGTTTCGATATGGACGACTGGAAAAATAGTAGGTGCGAAATTGTTTCGTCTTGGATGTCCTGTTCGATGACCGTGTATTCGTAGTCCGTCAGGGTACTACATGTGCGTCGGAACACCAGTTCCCCGCAGATTTCCAGGATTTCCTGCATTTCTTTTGTTTTTTTTTTTATACTCGACGTATCAAAAAAATATCACCCCGTCACTTATTTTTTTTTTTTTTT